GTAGTTGGTACTACAACGATCATTCTACCATCATATTTGAGGTTCTTTTTCAACGTCTCCATTTTAGCTTTAAGTATTAGTGGGAGAGTTGATTTACCAAATCCAGTGGCCGCTTCAAGCGTACCTCTGGCTTTAGTAACTTGTTTCCAACGAACAACACTTCGTAGTTGCCGGACATATCGTTCTGTGTCCAGTTTATCTACTGGAATGTTAATCATTGTTTTCATTTGTATTTGGATTGAAGTGTTTGTTACCCTTGTGATAAGGGTGAGTTCTGTATTCATCAGGTAATTTAAGACACGATAGTAGTATTTTTTGCATATCCGGTGGTAATTTTAGAAAATCTTTCGCTGAAATATCTTCAGGTGATTCTTCATTTGATTGCCACCATAGGATTAATGCATCGAGAGCTTCGCTAACTATATCGTAATCTTCAAAGGAAATGCTACCAAAATCAGTATGTCTCTCTATCAGTTTTTTCTTCATCATCTGATACTCTCTCACATATCTCATCTTCATAATCATACCTTTTGTAGTTTACCATCAAAATATTCAACAACGTATTTAGCAAACGATGTTAGAACTGGTTTTTCAAAGAACTCAAATTGTTTAAGTTCTTTCTTCACAGCTTCTTCATAAAGCTCTTTAAACTTTTTGAAGTTAGCCATACTAAGATTCATATAGTCCATAGTGGAAAAATTAGAACAATGATAGTTGCCGAGGCTCTATCAAGTCGATTAATTTTCTTGCTTCACGTATGTAATAGTTATAATTGATCTCGTAATCTTTTATCTTCAACTTCTTATAATCATTGAAAATAGTTACTCCGGAGTCTTTCATAACATGTTTCTTCTGAAGAGTTTGCTTGTCTACCTTAAATAGGTAACCTGCTGATAGATTGTTACTTGCGTAAAATCTGTTAGTCTTCTGAAGATTCTCACCATTACATACTGCTTGGAATTTGGAACTCATCTTTTGCATCATACAAAAATCATATATGTTATCATGATTTTTTATATACTCCTCTACAGGTGTTCCATTGATAAAGTATTCAGTTAATGCTTTTTTCACTACAGGTTTATCAAAACCTTTACCAAGTTTTACATCAGATAAGAAGAATCCTTTCTGTTTCATGACTGCATTTCCATCTTTGTCACGTAAAGGTTTCCCATCTTCATCTGCGTACCAGGCTATGTAAGAATTCACATCTCTCCTGATTACTTTGTAGTAATAAGCGTATTCCAACTCCAATTCTGTGTGCTTTTCCCATGCTTTACAGATTTCATAATACTTTGGAAGGTCTTTTTTCTTCAATATTGTGGTGATACCATCTGTATTCAGAGAATCTACTTTCATCTCTGCGTCAGTTAGTTGTTCACTTAACATTGAGAGCATAAGCTGTCCATTTAGGGTTATAGTCATTGCAGCCTGGGGATCATACAACCAAGAATATTGGTTTATCAGATTTCCATAGGTTCCATTTAATGATAACTTGTAAGTATCAGCAATCAGCATGTTCTTTTCTTTCTTGGCTTTAACTCTCGTATCACGAAGCCATTGGTATCTTGGTACAAATATTCCAGCATCTAAGTGTGCTGGACACGCTCCCAATTTAATAAGCAACGAAGGGTATAGTGATGATACATCAGCATCGATGTAAATCTCATCATCTCCTCCAGCCATTATAATACCTGCCTTATCTTTAGAATGTATACCACCAGTACCATAAACATGCTTAACACCTCCGTAAACTACAGAGTGTTTTAGAGCACCTTTAGTTTCAGTAATACGTTTATTCTTCAGAGTTGTGAGTAGTTCGTTAAACTGCTTAGACTTGAATTGTACTTTGTCACTAATACAATCAGCCAATTTCATGAACGGACGATGTGTTCTTTGATCTTTGAAGAACTCAGAACCTGTATCATCAGCGTAGAACTTTTTAAACAATTCTACCCCAGTATTTACATCATCTTTAGATAGACATTTGATGCCGTATTCCTGCTCAATCTTTATTCTTAGATTAAGCTTGTCTTTTGATAGATTAGTGATGTATTTTGTAACACCAACATCGTTGAAACAGTAATGTTTTACTAATTCAACTTCGTCTTCTCTAACTGGTTCATCGAAAGGTTTTGGTAAGTCTTGAATCTTTGGGTAATTCACATTTACAGCCAGTTCTTTTAAACTGACACGTTGCATTTTAGAGAATAACATTGACATGATATCGATTGATTCATAGATTTTAGGATACCTCCATGCTTTGTAATCATCGTATTCTCCGTGGATTGCTAAGTGTGACATCTTAAACAAATCCGCATTCTTTCTTGGCCATTCAATAATGTAGTTCATGATGATATTATCATAACCATTGTTGTTATATCCAATAAGGATATTACCAGTTATGAAGTCAATCATTTTAGATCTATCATCTTGCCATGGTGATATCTCAAAGTAGTACTTATTATCATTACCGTACTCTTCGAAGCATGCACAAAAGAAATTGGGGAATACCTCAATATCGTAAATAAGTTGTTTTTTCATACTTGAGAGAAAAAGGGTGTGCAAATATAGTGCACACCCGATTAATAATTAAGCTGTTTGACTTTTTCCAGCTACAAATTCTGGAATTTCTTCCTCTGTTTGGGTGATTAACTCAACTCTTTCTTCAGTTGCGTGCCCACCATTAAGAAACTGAGCCATAGTCATAGCTGTTGCTTTCTTTACAGGTTGTTCTTTGTAAGAACCAACAACTAAGATTGTCTTATTTACCTTAGTACTGAAGAAATTAGTCATCGTTACTTCAAGGATTTCTCCTTTAGCTGGTAAATAATCAACATCTCTTACTGAGAATGAAATGTTCTCATTTGCAGATTTATCGAATTGTCCTTGTTGGTAGAAGTTTTGTGACATTTTGTATTGATATACCGTCATTGCGGCCACATTTACAATAGCAACTTGTTTTCTACCGTTACCTAATTCCTTTTCATAAGGAGTAACTGAGGTAACTCTCATTTCATACTTTCCAGGACCTTCGATGATGTTCTGGAGTTTAGGTGCTAAAATAGCATCTGTTTGTTCTCTGGATAATTTGTTTTCTTCCATGATAAAATGTATTTGTTTGGTTTATAAATGTGATCAACCATCCCTGATTTTTCTATAATTTACCTTCCATTTGGAGTTTATTGATTACTCCTCCTGTGATACTATCTACATCAGCAATGATTAAACCTATAGCAAACCCCAACTCTGGGGTAAGTTCCATATCTACGAACTCAGCAACATGTTGCATAAGTTCTGGTGTTCGATGTGTGAAGTTTATCTTCCCATCATCTATTTCGGCGAACTCCAATAAGTCCTCCTCAATTTTTTCAGCGAGTACGCGGTAACAATTGTTCGCTTTCTCTCTTTCTAAGCCCAGGCCATCAAAGAGTGATTTGCCGGTTGGGTCAAGTATGAATAACTTAGCCATCCTTTATACCTTTTGTTATTGTTTTTTTAAATATTTCATTATGAGATTCATCATCAGAATATGATGTACAATTACCACCATAAAATCTCACGAATTTGAAACCTTTTAAAAATTTTCTTGGAATTCTCATTTCTGTAATTTCTCTTTTTGATATTCCAGTAAAGTAATGGTACTCGCTTTCCGTAACCTTTCTTGTCTCTCTACCTAACATGTCATTATACATTACATTCTCATCGAATTCAATTTGTATTTGAATATCGTCCTTTGTAATATATCTCAATACCGCATTACTTCTACCTTTTGAGGGATTTTTAATACTTAAAGAAAATGGACTTGTATTATCTCTTCCTTTACAGTCGGACATTCCTATTTTATAAGGATTTGTACCTTCTGGGAATTTTTTTAATACTTTACTTATTATTTCTATAAGTTCTTCTTTTTCTGGCTCTTGATATTTATTATTATGATACTCGTCTAAAAGGAAAAATACAATACGGGCGTTCGATATTCCAATTTTTCCAAAAGTGAATACTTTTAAAAATCTATTTGAAATTTCGTATGCTTTGCGCTTTAATTTTAATGCTTCTAAATCTCTATCTAATTCTTCTTTTTTTTCAGCCTTTACTTCAGCTATTGTTTTTAGTTTTTCCATGATTGTGATTTTAGTGAATAAAAAATCCTCAATGTCCTCCAAGTGGCATAAAGTTAGGCAGCTCACGGGTACTATCCCGGAGCACTATCCGCTTTCACACTCCTCTTTACCTGATTTCAAAACCAACACACTTGGTTGTGTTACGGAGTGACTTAGTTTTTTTCTTTACTGGTTCACGCCAGTTGAACACTCTTAGTTTATTCGTCAGCATTGGGGATTTATATTTTAAATAGTTGTAGTTCTTATTTATTAGTCAGTCACCCTTCTGTTCTATATGGGGACTTTTTGGAAGTATCTCAACCTGAACTTATTTCAACGCAAACAGCCCATTGACCACTCTTGGAAGTTTTTGTATGGCTTTTCCATTTTAATAAGATTTGAATTCTTTAAGTTTTTGTTTTGTGTACTCTTCACCAGAATAGTAATCGTTTAACCTATCATATGGTAACCATAGCCCAGTTTCTTCATCGAAGTACTGCAGACCGACATAATAGCCGGCCGCAGACTTCATCACTAAAGGCTCACTAATCCTTGTTTCTTCATCAATGACCACTACCCATTTGAATACGAAGAATATGAAGTAGAAAAATACTGGTACAAAACACCATGCATAAATCCAACCTTGGCTGAATACTTCAATATCATACTTAAACATTCCTCTGTAGAATATAATATACTCTTCAACATATTGGAATAAGATCTGTAATACTTCTAAAATAAACTGTTTCATCTTCTTTTTCTTTTTCTTTTTGGTATATAATTGACTGTTAGTATAAAACACAAGAATGCTAAATGCATTGAGTTTTTTTCAAATGCAAGTCCTAACAACAGTCCAGGCATTAATGTTAAACTTGATTCGAACATTTTCTTCTTCTTGTGCATATCAGTCTTCTTTGTTAGTTTGTAATGTTTCTAAAGTTTCTTTGAATTGTTTGTTTGACATCAATTCATCATACACTTTACTGATGTTAAAGTTTTTATCTGAAAAGTTGTCATATGCCAGTGTATACTGCCAATATATCTCATTTTTGATGAACTCATTTTGTTCTGTTTCATCGTCGATTTCCATGATGATAAACCATCTACTGTGCTTTTTATCAAAAGCGATTCTACTTAACATCTTTCTTTTAAGTAGAATACCGATGGAAATCATTGATACTACTGATAAGAGGAGTAATAATATTACTAACGGGTGCTTCATTTCTTTGGATTTAGTGAGTTGGTGATTAGTTTAATGCTTGTATTCTCATTTGAGGGTGAGCCTCTTTTACAATAGCTATTTCAGCTATGCAACGTGTCTGCACAGATAACCATTTGGTATCTCTCAGAGCATTGATTTCTTTTTCTTTCATGGTTGAATGTTTTAAAAAGAGAGGTATTGGAGTACCTCTCTTAAGCGGGAATAAAGAACGTCTACTTTTTTAAAAGTTTCTTATGTGCCTTCTTAGCAGCTTTAACTGCTTGCTTTTCCTTTTCAGTTTTTTGGAATGTCTCCCTGTTTACTTTTGATTGTGGTTGTACTTGTGATACTGACATCTTTAGTGATTTTAGTGATTAATATTTAGTTATTGCAATTAATGCTTTGATTGTAGTGTCATAGAACTTTCTTGACTCTCTCGCATGTTCAATCTTCTCAGTCTTATTGTACTTTTCTCCAAGTTTTTGTGCCATATCTAATGTTTCATTGGATACTGATTTCAACTGTTTAACACTATCTTTTTTAAGCTTTGATAGTTTGCTCATGATTTTTTATTTTACGATTTATGATTAATTTTTCTCGATATACTTCTATTAATTCAGGTGTAATTTCCTCGCGTTTAATATTAGCAGAAGATTGTACAATTACTCTTTTCACATATACATCATCGAGAGTATCTCGTTGATTTTGTCCGTAAGCCCTTCTTTTTTGTATTTCTTCTTCAGTTCTTGGCTTTCTTTCTCTGTACTTTCTTTGCTTTTCATTTACTTTTTCACGATTATTTTTACCCCATTCTGCATTTTGTTTTCGAATAAACTCCGCATATTCAGGATCATTCTTTCTTCTTTTTTTATTTATTTTCGAAGACATTGCAATCGCTTTTTTACGATATTCAGGATCATTTTTATACTTTTCTTTACGCCACTCATATTGCCTCTCTCGGTTACATTGTTTGCATATATGAGGTATTCTGATTTTAATATATCCTGATTTTAACTTCGCTTTTACCATTTGGTATTCAGATAATTCTTTATCTTCTCCACACTTTCTACATACTCTAAATCCCATAATGATCGTCGTTAAGGTAAATAATACAACATGCCAACACTGTGACACGCTTAGATGAGATGGATAATCCACCTGCAGCACCACGAGTTACGTAGTATCTGTTTCCTGGCCCTCTCGATGCCTCTTGAATATAACGTTCAGGTGGCATGTGTGCTACATATCCTTCGATACGTATTAAATCAACATTAGCCCTTCTTACTTTCATCGTGTATGATTTTACCATCACCTTCAATGAATGCAAATCCTTCGACAGCATTTTTGTTGAATACTTCAGGTAATGTATCAATGACACGTTGGATTTCTTCTTGGAAATCACCTGCGGGTATATCTTCAGTGAACTGAATGAAACACACTTTATTTGATGTGTGTTGATCATAAGGAGTAGTACAACCAGCATGTGCACATCCTACATTTTCACATGTTTCTTTTCCTATTCTACCACTGTGGTGATCGTTAGCATATTTAATGTGTGCTGGTCCAATAGTATATGGATGTGGATGATGATTTACATCTGCTACATCTTTGATAGTTATTCTATCATCTTGTAACTCTTTTTCAATGAGTTCTTTGTATTCTTCATTTGACATTAGTGAGTGTGATTTAGTGATTAAAAGAAAGCCTGAGATAATTAGTCTCAGGCTTATATTTGACTGCAGTTTTGGCATTTTATACTCTTACCTTGAGTATTCCGAGAATTCTATATCACCAACATAAACAATGCATTGGTCTATCGTTGGTTATTATCGGAACTGCGGTTAAAAATTCAGTGAGAGACCGGGATTCGAACCCGAATAGCCTTTGTACTTTAGACTATATCTCCCAGAGCACCTCTCTTGATAGATGTTTTTCGGTCATCATTTGGGTAGAGATTTGCATTCTACATTATTAGGTGATAAACATGCAGATCTATTACATACACCTCTAAGCTCACCTTTGTTCTTAGGTGTTGGCTTAGGGCCATCGTTTTTCTTTTGTATGTTACTCATTCCCATTATGATATTGTTACAAGTTCGTCTTCGTGTAATACTTTGAATGGTGTGTTATTCATTGCAACGCCAGATGTTACAGTTATTAGCTGTGGATTTACTCCTTGATCAAATAGTTCTTTAACTCTTTTCATTGCTTCAAAGTGACCATCCATTCTCATCTGATTTATCAGCTTTGTTACTTCTACAGATGACATTTCATCATCTTTGTGTAGTACTATTATTACTTCTTTCATTGGATTAGTGTTTTAGTGATTTGCCGGTCTTTCATAGCCCAGGCTATAAGAGTGTTAAAAATGAGGAGAGCGTTCGGTCCACTCTCCTCTAAATGATAGGTTAGGCTGCAGATGATTCTACTGCTTCGCTAAATAATTCAAGATTCATTTGATCTTGTATTTCTGATGGTGCGTCACCATCTATGGATGCTAAGTCGAACATGTTAACGTCACGACTACTCTCATTCTTAAGAGTTTCCATCCACATCATTTTTCCTAAGTTTCCTTTTACCATGATGTATGTGTTTTTAGTGATTATATTAATTAGTGATTAGTTGTTATTTATTTCTGTAAATGTTCTTGGACCTTTATAATCATCATTCATGATTATTATAACATTGGTATCCATTGGTAATCTATAAGAATTAAATATTTCATTTACGTTACTTCTTGATAAGTCTTCATAGTGAAATGTGACTGTTTTTGGTTTGATGTCCATACCATCAATGAAGTGAAATGTATTATGTTTTGGTGAAAACATCCAGAAGGGTTGCTTCACATGATCTACTGTTTTAGATAACTCTTCAACAGTTATCATCTTACCTTCAATATCCATAGTGATTATATTAATTAGTGAGAAATTTTTAGCAATACTCTCCACCGATCATTTCATCAGTGTTTATGGTATGAATACCATCTACATATCGAGTTAATTGCTCTTTGATTTGTTCTTTACCTCTTTCCAATGCTTTATCAACATCGTCAGTATCTACATCAACGTCGAACTCAACGTCAATTGTTATTTTTCCTGCTACAAAGTGTGTTGCCATGATATAATGTTTTAGTTTTTATAGTTCTTCAGGATGCATGTATAAATGCTCTGATATTAACTCTCGACCTTTACCTACAGGTGGTGGACCAAAGCGTATTTGACCGTTCATGTTAGCAATTACCCATGCTTCTTTACGATCAACCCAACGATTGTGAGATGTTAAGAAACCTTGATGTTTCCTGTCTTCAGTATACATTTGCATTGCTTCCTTGGATGTGTGTTCTTCGCATTGCGACTGTAGTTCTTCACAGTCAGCGTGTCTATAACCAGGATAGACTCTGTTACCTATCTTGTTAGCTGCACATACAATGAACTCAGTTGTGAAACCAAGTGGTTCATACTTATGACTTATTCTCACGAACTCATCATAAGTAACACCTGTTCCATCAGAGTCTGGTTGTGATGGCGGACGTACATCCGACTCATCATCATACCATTTAACTACTTTTAGTAGTGATTTAACATCTTTTAATATTCCCATCACTTAACTTCTTTAAAGTTATAGTAAACGTAGTCTGCATCGGGTTGTATCTCAATGATACCTCCCATATAGTTCACATATTTCAGTGCATCTTTGTGAAAGATATACTCTTCTCCATCAAGGTTGATGAACACTTTATCAGCATCTTGGTTTATACCATGAGTGATAGTTAATACTGGTTGCTCAATCTCTTGATCATATAAGAACAGAGAGAGTAGTGTGAACGCTACACCTACTAAGGTGCCAAATAACATGTTTGTTAGGTTTTTCATTAGTAAGAAATTTTTATGGTTTGTTTGGTTTAATTCAGTTTTAAAAGAAACCCTGCATATTTCATCAGGGTTTCTATGTTGTAATGATCTTTGAGGATTGTCCCTCTCAATCTTGTCTATTAGTGTGATCAATACACTGATGTTCGGCAAATACTGTGATTTACACGTCTTACGTTGCCTGTAACCCTCATGTGATGATGAACACCTTTACATCACGAGGTCGTGTCATTTAAGAGGACACGTCACTATTTTAAATGTCTTTTACATATCTCTGTACAACTGGTAATTGTTTGGCTTTAGTGATAGCCATACCAAGTGGTAACAACATACCGCCATTTAATACGGCATTGTATTGTTCAATAGCAACATTAAGACCAGATGTGTAGTCTGGCCCATTACTACTGTGTCTTGCGACGAAATTTAATAGTTTATCATCTGCAATACAGATGTATAAATCATATTCTTTCCATCGATCTAAAAATATGCACGCATCACAGTCGTGCTCGTATCTCTTTGTATTCATTTAAAAAGTCTTCCCAGGTTAATGTTGATTGAGTCATCCACTTTTTGTAGAGGTTGATGTAGTATTGTAATCCCATAGTAGTTAGATTAAAAAAGGTCCTAAAAATACAAGAACATCAAGCCCTACTGTTATAAGTAGAACTTGTATCTTAGTGATTTTAGTGATTTAGTGATAAAATATAGGCTACCAACTCCTATTGTTGCTCGATATCTTAGCAGATCTGACGTAAGTTAATTACTCTTACTGGACCAACACTCATGGGGTTGGTGGTTACCGTTCAGCCGGTTCACGCTTGTACAACTTGGTTTGAGATGTGTTGTACAACACCTATATTTTAATTCGGAAACTCCGATTTAAGGCATTGGTGCAAGGATTAATAAATCCTCATACATCTCTTCATTGTTATGGAGATCACATGAGTCTACCATCAGGTTACCAACAAACATCTCAAGATGATGAGTGTGTGTCTTAAAGATAACTGGTATGTCAGCAGGTAATGGTTTGTATTTTCTTAAACTTAGCATGATAATAGGTTTTACAAGGCAATAACGATGATGTTTTATGCCGGTTGGTTTAGTGTGTATATGGTGTACTTTTCTCTTTTACTATAGCTCATGGATTTATGAGTGATATGGCGAAATGATGGAATTGAGAGTTATGTGGGCTGTCCAACACCTTCTACCTCACACAGTTATGACACCAAAAGCATGTATGCTTCGGCTTAGACTGGAGGCTTCTGCTTAGATAGGCTGTTTTAAAAAGAGGAGACCCGAAGGTCTCCGTCTGATTAAGCTGTTAGCCACTTGAACGTTCTCATGACACCTGTTTCAGGGTCAACTGTCTGTGATTCTCTGATACCGAATGCCGATATGTCGAATTCCTTCGGACATGGCCCAACCTCTGCTTGCTCTGCAAGTTCGATGTAGTACCAATCCTTCTGGATTGACTTGAAACCACCAACCTCAACAACTGAGTTTTTAGCGATTGTTGTGATGAATGTTCCTTGTTCTGTTTTTTCTGATTTCGTGATTGCGAATTCCATGATACTTTTGTTTGATTAGTGAATGGGGGGTACACCGTGTTCCCGCCAATGCATAGGGGGAGGTTTGATAAAGGACTCCAACACTGAATACCCCGCACAAAAAATATGAAAAAAAATATATACACAAGTTTGGTGTACAAGAAAGTTTACCATATCTTTGGGATGTACAAAACGTACAATATGGGGACAGAATCGAACTACATCATGAAGGCACTATACCGTAAGGACAAGTTTATCAAGGACTTACCCTCTTCTGATATGTATCGAAGACTTCTCTATAATGACGACTACACCAACGAGGAAATCATACTCTTTGAGGCAATACTACAACTCAAGAGGATACATGGGAACGGTTTCACATACGCATTCTCTCTCTTCAATCGATTGACACGTTTATCCAGAAGGAAGTTCGAAAGAGCCAGACAAGGACTCGTGGATCGATTAATCATAGAGGTAGAAGATGGTGGTTTCAAACAGCCGAACAAATACACTGTTAGAACCGCTACAATATGTGCCAACCTGCACAGGGTATATGATCTCCGAAAACTGGATAAGAAGGATGTGGCTTTTGTTTCTCACGATATCAGAGACTGGCTAACTACCTGATAATCCACATGGTGTACAAAACGTACAACACGTTGTACAAAATGTACAGCATAGTTAATATATATTTTACTTACATCTAACTATAATGTACAAAACGTACAACATGGAGAAGGAAAGAGGAATAATGATGTTAAAAGAAACACTTGGATATTACACACCTGAACTTGAAGAGTTCCATATGGGATTCGAATACGAGATGTATATCCCTGGAACAAACTTCCTGTATAGCAAAGAAGTGTTCCGCCCACTACTTGTGAATGGTGTAGTTAACACATTTGACAGAGGTCTTCAGAAAGGGTGGTTGAGGGTGAAGTGTTTCGATAAGGATGATGTGACTAATCTCGGATACCCACTTGATGAATGGTTTCCAGGTAAGGGGAAATATGGTGGTACTTACATGATACACGTTACACCATCTATGCGAATTACAGTGTCCATCAAGGATATCATGAGAAATGGTTCGGGTGACTTCAAGAAGTTGGATATCATCTACCGACTTAAACTGAAGAATAAGTCAGAGCTAAAAAAACTTTTAAAACAATTGGGAATATGAATAACAAAGATTTTGAAGAGTTAGGATTTAGTAATATAGCTGGGTGGAGTGCGCCTGGCATGCAAACTATCAACGAGTATAAGAAGGATAACTTCAAACTGACTCACTCAATGCCAGATGACTGTGTATTGATTTCCGTAGACGAACGCACTCACCATATTGGTGTCTTTAAATCGAAGATTAGTTTAGAGACTAAATTGTCTGACATGCAGTATTTAGTTAGACCGAGTAATCAACTACATGTTGCGATTGAACTTAAACCAGATCAAAGATTCCTTGCGGGAGACCTTTGGAGATACAAGTTCACCCACCATGGTAAGTTGAAGTTGGTAAGCAATATAAATGTGGAGTACTATTGCGACACACTTGAAGAAGCACAAAAATCATACGATCCATTGGAGATTGTATCAGTTCAAATTAAAAAGATATGATAAAGAAGATAACAGCAGTAATCGTAAAGGGTGTAAGAATTCCCATGGAGGAGTTTAACCCTGCGCTCCTTCTTGTAGCCGAGGGAGTAGAAGTGACATATAAACCGGAAGTGAATAATTTCAAATTCACGGTTTTGGATACGAGTAAGAAGCCAACTGTATTGGACATACTTGTAAAGGGACTTGAAAAATTTCCCAAAAATGATAATGAATACGATTGGAATTTAGCAGCAGTAGGTAACATGAACAGAATACAACTTATAAAAGTAGTGGTAGATATACGCGATGATAAAGATTTATCTACACCATTGAAGATTAGAAAACTATCGGAGTATAAATACAATGCACACGAACACGCAAGTGAAGAGGTAGATATCCCATTTCTTGAGACTATCGCACTGGATGCAATCAAAGACTTGAAGATGGCAGTTGTTTCTTGTAAGATCGAAGGTTGCTCGGGTACTTATTACCCAAATCACCCAGCATATAAAGAAGGTGCAAACAACACCATGCAGCAGATATACCTGAAGTCAATTCGTACGTGGATCCAAATTGGCCGACGAGAAAGTTGAGAAAAGAGAAGGTACTCTTCATGAGCATTTATTATCAGCAATGATCGCTGATTTGAAGTTCAAACATCAATTGGTTCCATCGAAAGAACGAGCAGTAGCAATCACTAAACTCGAGGAAGCAAGAATGTGTATGCAAGAAAGACAAATTAACAGAATTGAAGCGGGTACGCTTGGAACTTACAAAAAGTAAAAAGAATTATGGAAGCAGTAAAATTAACACCTTACGTAGGTGTAAAGTCGATCAAAGCATCGGCACCAATGACAAAGAAAGAGTATTGTGAAATTCGCGGATGGGTTGTACCAGCTAACGAGGATTCAAATGAAATGGTAGTGTTGGTTGAATACCCACTTGAACCAGGAAAGATTGCTAATGTCCCAGGCTATGATGGATACGTTTCCATGTCTCCACTATCTGTGTTCGAGAAAGCATATGCTGAAGTTACTGGTGATACAGAGGAGCCTGCATTATCTGAGATTATCGAAAGAAACTACAATGGTAAAGCCATCACTGATGGATACCACACTCGTGGGGAATTGTATGATTTCAGAAAGATGTACAATTGTGCGTTATTCAACGAATGGGCAGCTCAAGGGAAATACCAAGTTCACAAGTCTAAGAAACACCACGATGGTGAGGATTGTTTCGGTGGTGGATGGTTCATCGTAGTTGCAGTATTACCAACAGGACAGATCAGTAACCACTACAAGTTAGAGGATTGGAATCTTTTCAATGTGCCAACTGCCGAGAAAGCCATGTTCGAATTTGATGGACACACTCCAGAAGATGTATTAGCAAGACTTGAGTACTTAACTAAATCTAAACCTGTGAAATTGGATCCAAAAGAAAACAGTGCTCCACAAGAAGCACAACCAGTTGCGAAATCTTTAGGAAACACTGACGCAAATGGTGCGAAGAAGAATGTTAAAGATATCAAGTTCTGGGGTAATGGTGACACATTCAAGTTGATCTCAAAAGCATCTTCTGCAGCAGAAGGATGGATGAAGTCTACTAAAGCAATGGAAATCCCATTTGTAGGATGTGTAATTCAAGTAACCACTCAACAGGGAGATAATGTTTCTGAAGCTGTCACTTTTGTACCAGGGGTTAAAATCGTAGAGAAGATTGAGAATGAAATTGTGGTAGAGAGAAAGATAATATCAATACATGATAGAATTGAAGACATCCACAAGAAATTGGAAAAAGAGTATTTAGGTTAATAAATAATGGAGGAGTTCTAAAATGAGCTCCTCTTTACTTTCATGTCATGATAAACAAAGTAGCAATCATATCACTTGTAGTAATCGTTATTATTCGTATTTTAACGAACTGAAAAAATTCTAACCAATGGGTAGCCCACACGAGAAGTATCTTAATGCATTCCAAGGATTGAAGAAAAAGAAGGTTAATAAACCAGGGTTCAAACCGATGACTTTTTCAGAGATTCAAGAATCCATGATTAATGCAGAAAGAAAGGGCCAAAGAAGGGCCAAAGGAACATGTACATTCTTCAATGACCTGTTTTAATATCTTCTATTAAATGTTTGAGTAACTTATTCTCACCCTTTAGACGTTCATTCTCCCTGATGTACTCAAACTTAAACTCTGTGAAATCTTTCACATGTTTCGCCTGATCTTCTTTCAGCTTTATCATTTGAACTTCCATGTTCTCTTCACGATCATCTATCCCATCCACTTTGTAGTATAATCCACCTGCGGTAAAGATTAATCCTATCATAACTGTGATGTTACTCTTAAATATTTCTCCGACATTCATAACGATTCACAAGATACCAAAAAAGCTCACCCTCTCAAAGCCTGGGTTCATATATACGACATACTCGTAATTTTTATATCTACATTGCTTTGGTGTATATATAAATTATACATACCTTTGATGTATGAAAGCATTTAATCTAAAGTCATTATTGGTCAAAGGTGGTCAAGGTGACATCGAAGTATTAGTAGAAGTAGATGGTAAATTGTTAGCAACAACAGGTGTTGAAACTGTTGATGGTAAGAGAATCATCAAGACAAAAGAAATCGAAGTTGTTGAAGAAGAAGTTGTTGAGGAAGTGGAAGAAACTCCAGCTCCAACTCCGGCTCCTGAAGCTCCAGTTGATGAAGATAAAACTGAAACTGTAGTTGAAGGTGATGATACAACTGAAACTGGAACTGAAACTGGAGACGGTGAGGGAGAAGGTCTTCCATCAACATCTCCTGCAGCAGGTGAAGAGTAAACGAATTGGGGAAGATATTTCATGGCGAGGACACCAAGAAAAATAAAGAAGGCTGCTAAATCAGTAAGAGTTATTTACGATATTTCAGCATTGCCAATGGGATCAGATGTAGATCAAGTATTCTACGTTTACCATAAAACTGGGGTTTTATTCTATGATTCCAAGAGAGGGGAAGCCCCTAAATTTCAGTATAACAATAAAAGAACCAGAATTCGTGACACCAGTAAAGTAATGGGTGCTTACGATTTCGGCCGTAAACAAAGACTATGAGTTCATTTATTCCACAATTCCCACAGTATAGACAAGCTATCCTGGAGTATGAAAACGATAAAGGTGTAATTGCAACACGAGTTACATGTAGCACCAACTTGAATAATACTATAATCACTAAGCATTACAGAGTTAGTGAGGATTCAGATGAAGCATTGGCTGTGGTGGACGTGGAGTTTAATAACCATGTAAAATCATTACAAGATGAGTGAGGAAAAACAAGAAGAAAAAGAAGACTTGGGGAAGTCGTTATTTCCGAAATACAAAGTTAGTGTTGATGAAAATCCACTTGAAAGTAAGATTAACATAACTTTTAAATCCCACGATGGGAAGGGAAATGAATTCGAAGATACGGTTGAACACGATGGTGATCAAAGTACAATGACGAAGGAAATAGGAGCTAAGATGGCTAAAGAATATGGAATCAAAGCCAAAGCTTTTTTCGACTCATTGTTACCAATTAGGTTTGAAGTTATCACTGGGAACACACAGTTTGAATTTGAAGATGCTATTGCAACATATGTTGAGAATGGCTGGGAAGTACAGGGTGGAATGAGTATTTCACCTGAAGGATTGTTTTGTATATTAATGTTTAAAGAGAATAAAAAAGATGGGAAGTAGTGCATTACCGTTTATACCGTACGCAGGATTAATAGCGTTAGCGGTTCCAGAAAGTATGTATCCAGACACAGAAGCTCCAATGACGAAGGAAGCTTGGATGGAAGAATTAGAGAAAAAAGCACCAGAGATTGTAACAGGTGAATTAGTTGTTGCAGGAATCGGAAGTGGTGTTAGTTTTGTTAAAGTTGGAGATGTAGTATCTCTACAGTCACACGTTAGAGTTCAGAGAATTGAAATCGATGGTGATAAACCAGACAATCCAAAATTAGTATGGATTGTTAGAGAGTCTGAAATCTTAGTCAAGCATGACAAGGCTAAAGATGGAGAATAGTTTTATATATGAGGGTGCTTTCTTCTGTTACGATGAGAGCTCCCTCTATATATTCAATGGGGAAATGGGAGGGCTTGTTCCCATAACTACAATAAAACCGATAGAATGAAGATCGTTAAAAAAGTAAAGGATCGGGAAGACTTGTATTTGACAGTCTTTCGTCATCTTAATACATCAGGGCAGATACGAGGTATTGATATCAAGACATACACATTAATGTGCATGGAGGCGATGGAAAATGGAAACCTACGTATATCAAAAACATTACGTGATACGTTACAGGAGAAGTTGCAAATGTCAACGCAATCTCTAACAAATTCAATAACCAGGCTTAGAGAGAACTCGGTTCTAACTGGACAACGTGGAGTATATGTTCTTAAACCTGAAGTACTTTGGGATGGAGATGAAGAGTCTCGCAAGAAGTTCTTATCGGAAGATGGTAGTTTCGAAATATTCATTGAAACAATTATCGAGGGAAATAAATAAAATAACTATGGAGTTGAAATTGAAGACAGATGCCCAAGACCACATTGACAAATACCTACGTGTTTGGAATGGTTTAATGGGACTAACGAAAAAGGAATTCAGTGCTGCGAAAGCTCTCATCTCACTTCACACTGAGTTGAAAAACGCTGGTATATCAGAACCTTACTTATCTGAGATGGTTTTCTCAAGTAGTAAGTTGAAGAAGATTAAAGAGGATCTTGGTTTGAATAATAGTGCTTGGTATACGATTAAGAAATCGTTGATTGCTAAAAAGGTAATTCGTGAAAGCGAAGAAGCACTTGAGATTAATCCAAGAATGATTCCTCAAGAAGTATTAACGTTTAAATTTGAGATTGTAGATGGATCCGAATAAACACACAGAACAACTCGAAAAATTGGCAGCAGAAGATCCAGAAGGATCGTTTGAAGCCAAGAAGGTTGAGGATATGAATCGCGCTGAAAGAAGGAGTCGCGGTAAGTATTACAAGGATTTATATAAAAAACACATCAAGGCTAAACCAAGTGTTAACCTTGAGTTGGAGGGTCAGGAAGCATACGATCAACAGATGAAAATGCAAGCATGGGCTACTCGATATGGAATCCTGATGAAGAAATTAAGTGAACTTGGAGTTAAGATAAAATGAGTCTAAAACACGTAGTACAAGGATATTCGAATAGTGCACTCGATAGTGTAGGTAAACTCTCATCTGTTAAGAAAAAGATAGCAGACGAGAGAATGGGAATTTGCAAGAAGTGCCCTATATTTGATTCAAGCACAAACATTTGTCAAAAGGATCAAGGGGGTTGTGGTTGCCTGATGACTAAAAAAGTTTATGCTATGGACGCATCGTGTCCCCAGAAAAAATGGAAACCAGCAAACATATAACAATGCAAGATTTAAAAACAGCGTGTGAAACTAAGAATGATTTTAGAAAACTTGAAGATATCGATATTCAGATAGCACACGCTCCAGGATACGATGAATCATTTGAAGGAGAAGCAATAACAGAAAAGACAGAATATGGGAAGAGTAGTGACAAATCTGGAATTGGCGGGTGAGAATATTTGGGATATTCATCCATCATTGGCATTAGCCGGACCAATCAAAGATTTATATAAATCTGACAAATCACCAAATAAAGCACACTCATCAAGATTGATGTGGACAGTTGCGTTGATTTGGGATAGGGATTCTAAGTTTTATAATCTACCTGAAACAGGAGAGGACTCTAAGATAACACTACTGTTTGAGGATATTTACGGAGACAAAAGTTATTACACAAACAATAAACCGAAGGTTAATAAGTTGAGAGACTTTTACCTGAAGTTACAGGAAACCACAGCTCGTAGATCATTACGTGAGATTGAAGCAAAATTGGACCAACGTTCTGCATTCTTAAAAGAGACAGATTACGAACTTGGTATATGTAATGAGAAAGGACAGTGGGTTGGTAACACTGCTGGTATGTTAGATAAGATGCTTGCAGACACCAAAAAGATTTATGATCTTTATGATCAAGCACTTAAAACAGTGTCCAACGAAGTTAACGATGAAGTTGCTAAAGGTGGAGGTCAGGAATCATTATCTGATAGAGGGGAGATATGAGTAGTCCACACCATGATAAATATAAAAAGCTATCTGACGATTATGGTATTCCCATACACGTCATTAAAGCAATGGTGGAATCTCAATTTGCTTTCACACGCAGTGTCATCTTAAGTGGAACTGACGAACCTGTTAGATTACAGTCGTTGGGGAAGTTTGAAGTGAAACCTGGTAAACGTGACAGAGTTCGTATTCATCAGGAATGGGCAAAGAAAATGAGGGATGAAAAAAATAGACAGAAAAAATGATGAAACGTCCTATAAGGACGAAGGCAAACATTCTAAGTTTGTATCCAATGTGCACTTCCTGCACGATATAATCGATTTGAACCCACTATCGATTAAGTATAAAAAATACTGGAAAGATATAAAGCGAAGATGCATGGAGGGTTACTGGCACGAGGGGAAATGGATGCCGGGTCCACTTTATTGGTATGTCAATCTATGTAAGATTCGTTTGAACAAGAGTGAATTCTCCACTACCAAAATATTAGCTCGTCCTTTCTTAAGAGATCTTGAGTGGGAGAAGGCGTACGTCATAATGGAAGCCAGAGGGTTTTCTGGGTTTACCGACGACAATGATGTTACCTGTTGTCATGCAGTGGCTGCCTTTCTCAAAGCCAGGGAAGAAGATCCGTCTGTAGATATTAGCAAATACAGAATTCCAAGTAATTGTTTCAAGGAGAATGGAATGTTGAAGAGATATGAGCACCCAAGAAAATACATGAGGAAAATACATACTCAGAATTTGGGAAAGCCTTTATTCTTCAATGAAGCCCGCAACGTAATTGACATTGAGTGTCGAGGGGGTGGTAAATCATTCTGGGGTGCTAACGGATTAGCATCTCACACATATCACATGGATGGTATGTATGACTACGATGAATTCCAGGCGTTAAGAGATTCAGGTCAGCCTGCTGTAGTTGAGGTAATGATTGGAGCGATTGATCAGAAATATACAGTCGATCTTTTGGATAAGGTATTACTTGGTATGGATAATCTTGCCGGTGATAAGTATTTGGGAAATGCATACTACAGATGTCCTCTTTACAAGAAAGGTACGGGATCATGGTTTTCAGGTAAAAAGTTTATCGAAAACAAATATGATGTAAAAGTCGGTGGTGACTGGCAGAAGAGGGGTTCTGGATCCAAGATGTATCATAGGACATTTAGAGATAATCCAGAAGCAGGGAATGGTATTCGTACATCACTTGCCCTACTGGAGGAGGTTGGTTTCCAAGATAACTTGAGAGATTCACTGGCATCTATGAAGGATACCACATACAACGGACCTCGTAAATTCGGAACTATATACATGTTTGGAACAGGTGGTAACATGGAAGCAGGTAAGTCTGAAGAAGCCATGGAGGTTTTCAACGATCCTGAAAGTTATGACTGTCTGTGTTTCCAGGATACATGGGAGGATTCCGGAGACATTGGTTTCTTTGTCCCGTATGAACTCGGTCTGAATGAATTCAAAGATGAAGAGGGGAATACAGACATGGAATCCGCAACTGCGTATGTGGATGAGAAAAGAGCAACTTTGGCAAAAGGTAAATCTAAACAACCGCTATATAAGGAAATGCAGAATAACCCGAGATATCCATCGGAAGCATTCCTTATCACAGAGTCTAATATTTTCCCAGTTGGAGAATTGAAAGAACACCTGAATTGGTTGAAGGCCAACCAACATGATGGTTTTGTTAAAGGTCAAAATGGTGAATTGGTTTTCTCACAAGGGGAAGGTCAGGAGAAACCAGATTTAAAATGGGTTCCGGATTTAAAAGGAAAGCTTACGCCAACCTGGTATAAGATGAAGAAATCTGATGACACAACTGGATGTATTCAAATATGGGAACATCCATATATGGAGAACGGTTCAGTTCCATGGGGATTATACGTTGCTGGAACCGATCCATATGATCAGGATCAATCTGTAGCAACAGCTTCGTTGGGGTCGACATATATCTATAAGACCTTCTATACACGCGATGGAATATATGAATGGCCTGTAGCTGAATATACAGCGAGACCTTCAACTGCTGCCGAGCATCACGAAAACATACGTAAACTTCTACTCTACTATAATTGCTTGGATCTCTATGAGAATGAGAGAAATACGCTTAAGATGCACTTTGAACACAAAAATTCTCTATATTTGTTAGCAAAGACTCCGACGATACTTAAAGCAACAGAGGGGTCTAAGGTAAATAGAACCTACGGTACTCACATGACTGATCATATTAAAGATGAGTTAGAGATATACACGAGGGACTGGTTACTGAAAGACGCGGGGGACGGTAAGTTAAACTTACACAAGATATACAGTATACCTTTAATCGAGGAGTTGATTTACTATAACCGTGTAGGTAACTTTGACCGGGTGATCGCGTTTATGTTGACGATATGTCACAGACTGATGAATTATCAATTCAAAGTCAAAGAAGTCAGTAAGGAAGATAGTGGTAGACTTATCGACACGGATGACTTCATGAAAAGGGCTATGAATGGATCATTCTTTAATTAAAGATAAAACATGAGCGATTACTCGACTAACCACATCTCAGCAACCCTTCCGCCACAGAAGTTGGCGTTCTCTAAGAAGGGTGATAAATGGAAAGAACAATGTGTTGAATCAATCTCCATGATGGGTAACTCCAGGATGGCGAATGGTAGAACTACTTGGGAGAGAAAGCAGACCAATTATGATCTTGTGAATTCCATTACTAATCCTAATGATTTCAAGTATGTATTGGATCCTTACGGTTTAGGTAGTAAGAACAAAGGTAGTCAGGCTCAGATGAGGGACATAAACCTAATCGTCAATAAGATGAACAGGTTGAAAGGTGAGGAAATGGATCGTCCATTTAATTACCATGTTATGGCAACTGGAGGGAACGCTGTTACAGCCAAGGATGAACAAGAGCTTGATATGTTACTTTTCGTAAGTCAATCTAAACTTGCTGAACAACTTGGTATTCCTCAAGAAGAGTTAATCAATCCTGATACAGGTGAAGCTGAACCACCTAAGACATTCCCACAAGTAGAGAAGTGGAAGAATGCTGATATGAAAGATATCAGAGAAAGATGGGGTAGTGACATATTGACATATTTAAAACACGAACAATCTCTACCATCTAAGTTCAATGCTGGATGGGAGCACGGTCTTACTGTTGCTGAAGAGTATTACTATGTTGGTATTTCAAATAACCAACCTATTGTTCGTACATGTAATCCACTCAATTGTGAGTTCGATAGAAATCCTGACAATCCAAACATCGAAGATGGTGATTGGTTCCGTGAGGATAGAAGTATGACTGTCGGACAAATTTTAGATGAGTACGGTGAATATATGACCGATGCTCAAATCAAGAAATTAGATCAAGGTGATTTAAGACAAAGTTTATCCAACCAGATGTTCCCTGAGTTTGCGTACACGCAACATGACATGAATAAGTACGAAAGGAACGGAAGTACTGGTGGAGGAACTCGTTCTAATTCAACTCACCATATAGTTAGCCACGTTGTTTGGAAGTCAATGAAGAAAGTAGGTTTTGTTACTTTTGTTGATGAAAACGATGAGGAGGAAGAAATCTTAGTTGATGAGCAATTTAAGCTTACTCCGGAAATGGAAGCTGCAGGTTATGAACTTGAGTGGACATGGATTCCTGAAGTATGGCACGGTACTAAAATTGCAGAGTCATTCTACGTTAACATTGAGCCGATGCCTAATGCATCAAGATCAATGGATAACCCAAGACAGGTTAAACTTCCATATATTGGAAAGGTATATAACTGTACAAACACAATTCAAACATCACTTGTTGATTTATTAAAACCTCATCAGTATTTATACAATATCGTATGGTATCGTTTAGAAACTGAACTTGCTAAAGCGAAAGGTAAGAAGATGGTTATGGATATCGCACAGATTCCAAGATCAGAAGGTATTGATTTGGATAAGTGGATGTACTTCTTCGAAAATGTAGGTCTTGCATTTGTAAACTCATTTGAAGAAGGTAAAGAGAAGTTCCAAGGTAAAACTTCACAGTTCAACCAATTCTCCAATATTGATATGGGATTATCCCAAGCAGTTGGTCAGTACATTACTATCCTGTCGAAGATTGAATCTTTAATGGATAGAATCGTAGGTATTGGTCCAGAAAGAGAAGGTGATATCAAAGCCAGTCAAACTGCAACAGGGGTTCAAACAAGTGTTGAACAATCGAGTTATATTACAGAACCATGGTTCTACGTACATAACGAAATCAAAACTAATGTTCTTTCAGCATTACTTGAAACGGCTAAGTTTGCATATCCCGGTCAGAAGAAACTACACTTTATCACAGATGATGTACTTCGTATATCTACCACTGTTGATATGGATAAGTTCTCAGATTCAGATTATGGTGTGTTTGTTACCAACTCAAGTAGGGAAACTAAGATCTTTGCTAAACTGGAACAACTTGCAGATAGAGCGATGGCTTCTGGAACTGCAGTGTTCTCAGATGTTATTAAGATGTTCAAGTCTAATTCCATCTCTGAATTATCTATGTTGATTGAGGAGTCAGAAACTAAGCAACAAGCGAGAGATTCTGAACTTAAACAAATGGAGCAGAAAATGCAGCAAGATTCACTTAGAGCCGCAGCGGAAGAGAAGGATAAAGAAAGAGCATTCCAACAGGAAGAAAACAGACTTGATAGAGAGAATGATATTAGGAAAGCTGTTATCAGCAGTATGGGATTCGATGAAGACATCCAGGGTAATGAGGTCAACGACATGGTTGCCTATGGTAATCTTGCCCTTAGCGAACTTGAAGCCGAAAGAAGAAACAACTTGGAGAATAGAAAACTATCACAAGAAACTTCCGAGAAGGCAAAAGATCGACAACTTAAAGAGAAGGAGATCGCATCAAAGGAAAGAATCGAAAAGCTCAAGGCGAAGACGGCTTTAAAGAATAAAGTACCAGGTGAGAAATAATAAGTTATGAAAAACAAACGAGTAATAAAGACACCAAAGAGATACTTCGCGGGATTAGCGAATATGGCTGGTGCAATGGGTAAAGCAGGTGGTATGATGTCAGGAGCATCTAACATCGGAGGTGTTGCCGCACAAGCTGTGGGTCTTTACGGATCTGTTATGGGTGATGAAAAAGCATCTAAGGTTGCGAATGTTTTGAATAATGTTTCAGGTACACTTGGTACAATGGGAGGATCTTTCAATAAGTACGCCCAAAATCAGCCAGACCTTAAGCAGCCTGGGGAAGAAACCGTGGGAGCTGAGACGGAATTCGATGAGAACAAAGGATACCGTTTTGGTAGAAGTGCTTCAAACATGTACGCTAAGTACGGAATGAGGTTTACAGGTAACGGTAGAGCAGACGTTAAAAAGGTTCCCAAGAAAAAAGTATGCTTTAAAAAGTAAACTTTTCTCCTGGTGTATAAAACTTTTTACATATAGCGTGTATATTTATTAACTATCATATATAAACAAAAAAAGTATATTTGAATTATGGGACAAGAAAGTAAGACAGAAAACTCTTCGTTCGTTGACATTTTTGAACTTGACCACGATAAGTACACAGACGAAGGTTCTGTGGAAGAAGTGGCAGTGGAAACAGTTTCAGAGGGACATGGGGATGTTACCGATGTAACTAAGCAAAACGAAGAAGAAGCCGCTGCAGCAGAAGCTGCAGAAGTTGCTGAGAATGCGGAAGACGCATCGTTGGAAGAAAAAGGCGCAGGGAAACAGGCCGAGGAAGAAGAGGAGGCTGGTAAAACAGCAAGTAAGGAAGATGCCCCTGATACAAACGATGGAACTCAACCGGATAGCAACCAGGCTGAAGAAGTAACAGGAGTTCAAGAAATGATGCAGTCGTTGGCTGACAATGACGTTCTTTTATTTGATGAAGATTCGGAATACGAACCGACTGAACAAGGACTACAAACCTTGATCGAAGAAACCGTAGAAAAGCGAACTCAAACTGCGTTTGAAGATCTTAAGAAAAGTTTACCAGAACAAGCATCAGCATTACTTGATGTTCTTGAGAAGGGTGGAACTTTAGAAGATTTCAACGCTATGAATTCTCAGATTGACTTTAGTAAGGTTAACGTAGCTAATGAAAAGAATCAAGGGTACTTGGTTGAAGATTGGTTGAAGTTACAAGGTTACGAAGATGCAGATATCAGAGAGCGATTAGATGATTTAAAATCAGCAGGATTACTTGAGAAGGAAGCTAAGATGGCTCAGAAGAAGCTTGCAGAAAACCAAGAAAAGTCAAACCAAGAAAGGATGGCTAAGATGGAATCTGATAAGAAGGCTGCTGAGGAATTACAACAGAAAGAAGCTGATGAGTTTAAGGAAAGAGTCCTTAATACAACATCGATAAAGGATTTCCCAATATCGAAAAAGAAAGCTCAGAAGTTGTATGATTTCATCACTAACCCAGGAGAGGATGGTAAAACAGGATTCCAGAAAATGGATACTGAAGAAAACCGTTTATTATACGCTATGATGGCGATGGATGGGTTCGATAAGTCTAAGTTAAGTAAAGCGGAAGCTACTAAACAGACTATCAAGTTAAAGAAGAAGTTGAATAACTTCAAAGATCAGCAGGCTAATCCGAAAGGATCTGCAGTTCGAAGAAGTACAGGAAACAATGACGGCGGGAAAGTAAACATCCCATGGTCGATGTAAAAAGATTTAAAAGTTAAAATTTCATATTATGTCAAGTAAAACAAATGTATCACCATTACAGGTCTATCAAACGAGAGACTTTAATGGTCTGTCAGAGTCAAACCACTTGTCTAATGCATACCTTACTGAACCTGAAAAAGTTGGTTCTGTATTAGCTTACGCTTTCGGTATTCAGGAGAACAACGTTTTATCTCTGTTAACAGGAGGTATTGGAAATACTCTTTACGTAAACAATAGAGAGTACGAATGGGACCTTCACGCTCAATCAGAGAAAGCGATTGAATGTGCAATTGATTCACCGGATGCGTCTACGCAGATGCCAGGTTACGGAAGTCAACCTTTCAAGTTAGTATTAGCTGAGAAATGGTTTGATGTTTCTGATAACTTAGTAGCGGATGATGCGAGAACTCAAGTTCACGTTTTATCAGAGCCTTACCAGTCTGGAAACGGATGGGTATATACTGTACAATTAACTGATCCTAATCCAAAAGTATTCTGTAACCCAGAGTTCTTAAAGACAGGAGCAAGATGGTCTAAGGATTGGTCTTCAGTTGAGGAATACTCAAACAAAGGTGGTGGTCACGGGTACTCAACTCCGTACAAATTACAAAACCAATTAACTACTTTAAGAAAGACTTACAAAGTTTCTCGTGAGGCAGCTAAAGCGGTTATGGTAATCGAGTTGTATGATCCTGCTGACGAAAGCAAGAAAACTAAACTTTGGACTAAATTAGCTGAGTGGACTGCTATGGCTAAGTGGTACAGAGAAATCGATAGATCATTTATCTACTCGAAGTATAACAAGGACAAGCAAGGATATGTTAAGCTTCAGGGTGAGAACAAAAGACCTATCTACCATGGTGCAGGTTTCAGAGAGCAAATCTCTCCAGCAAACAAGCGTTACTACACTAAATTAAGCTACGAAATCTTAGATGAGTTCTTATTAGACTTATCTTACGCAGCTTCGAAGTGGGGTGGTGATCACAAGTTTGTTGCCTTAACTGGTAAGATGGGTATGAGAGAGTTCGATAGAGCTATCAAAGAATACACAAGAGGTAACAACATCACTGTTACAGATCACGGAACTTTCATCACAGGAAAGGGTGCTGAATTAGGATTCACTGGATACTTCAGAACGGTAACGTTCATGAACGGTATTGAGTTGACTGTTAAGGAATTCCCTCCATACGATGATATCGTGAGAAACAGAGAGTTACACCCAATCACTAAAAAGCCAGTTGAGTCTTACAGATTCACTATCTTAAACTTCGGTAGAAAGAAGGGAACTGCTAACATCCGTAAGGTTGCTATGAAGGACTCGGATATGGCTATGTGGCACGTTTGTGGTTCAACTGATCCTTTCGGAGGAGTTGCTCAATCGATCAACATCCAAAGATCAAGTGGTATTGACGGATACGAAGTTCACTTCTTATCGCAGTGTGGTATCATGGTTGAAGATCCAACATCGTGTGGTGAGCTTATTTTGAGAGTAGTTTAATAAACATTCTATATGAGGGAGGTTTTTCCTCCCTCTTTTTATATCTTTATTGGGAAATTAAAGGAAGACAGAAAATGATTGTTACAGTAAAAAAACACTTTGCGGAAGTGTCATGGGGAGCTAAAGACTCCAAGGGAAATGTAAAACCGCAGTATGATAACACAGCAACCAAGTGGGTTCCTGGTTTGAATAAAAAAACAGGTCAGTTAAGAACTGGTCTAAAAAATGGTCAAGAGGAAGCTCGTTTTGAAAAGGAGTTGGGTCTTGAGAAAGGTTCTTTGAGAGCAAGTGGTTCATTTTGGGACACGTTTTTCGTTATCATTCCAGAGGATGGATTGGAACTTGATTTGAGTGTACCGATGAACGAATTGCAGTATATGACATTAAAAGCAGATCCAACGATCGCCACTACAGAAAAAGAGTCTAAGATGGCAGGAATGGAATTCATTATGACAAGTGCATCTGATGATGCTAAGGCTAAGAATAACGAACGTGATGTAATCATGAAAGCGTTCTCTAAGTTTGCAACTATGTCGCAGGATGAAGTTATCGATGCTTTATATATGTTAGGTGAGTATCCTAAATCAACTGATCCAGAGATTTGCAGAAATGCATTAGGAGATATTGTTGAGAATAACCCAGCGAAGTTTGTATCACATGTAGTTGATCCTTTCTTCAGCGATAAAGTTTGGCTTATCAAACTTACTCGTAAGGGGATTGTTCAGAAGGACGGGGTTGGAAAAGGATTCAACTTACCATTGAGATTTAACGATGTGATGTTAGGTGAGTCAATTGATGCAGCCGTTGCATATCTTAAAGCTCCCGAGAATCAAAATATTTTGATAGGATTAAAAAAGGCCGAAGAGGCAATAAATAAAGGAGAATAATGGTCATTGCTGAGATGCATACTGAGTTTAAAGTATTTCGTGACGGAATTGATTCCAACACGTATCCTGAGTTGCAACCTGCAGAGATCGATATTATCTTAAATGAGGCGATGGATAGATTTACCAAAACCCGTTATGGAGGTAACAATCCACAACGTAAAGGTTTTGAAGGTGTTCAAAAGAGGACCGACGACCTTAAGGTTTTGACCAAATCTAAATTCGCAGCAGTAACAAGCGTTCCTTACTATAATGCAATAGGTGAAGCTATCTACAGGGCTGATCTCGATGATTTATTCGATGATGATGCTCAGACTATTCCTTCTACTGATGAATATATGATTTATATCAAATCAGTAGTTGATAGTTGTACAGATAACACTGAATCATGCTGTGGTTGGAAAAGGGTAAACCTACAACAGCAGGACGATCTTTCTCCAATAGCCGAGGATCCATTCAACAAACCACTCGCTTCAAGACCAGTAGTGTTTTTTGAAGATGGTGACTTATTTGTTTGGACTGAAGATGGAGGTGTTATCAGAAATGTTTTAGTTACCTTTATTAAGAAACCGATTAGAATGCACCTTGGAACATATGGAGGTGTTACTACACCGGTTGATTGCGAACTTAGTGAGTACACTCATAAGGAAATAGTTCAGTTGGCAGTTGATATCTCACTTGAGAATCTACAGTCACCAAGAGTTGCTACCAATGAGGAGAACGTACAGGAAATGGAATAAGGATTTTATTATTATAAACTTTAAAATTTAGAAGTTATGTCTAATTACAACAATGTAAATAGAGTATTGATCGGAGATGGTTCTAATGCTGGAGCTATCACTCACATTTCAGGGATCCAAAAAGGAGACTTGTTTTTAATCGACGAAAAGAATCAAGTAGTAGCGAATGTAGCAGCAGCTCAGGCGTTACCAAGATTTGAAAAAGTATATGTTGCTGCCGGTATCGACAGCGGTGTAGCGATTCTGTCTTCCCCAATTCAAGGCAACACTGCTTCGAAGTACGAAGGTAAAGCCTTTGTAGCACCTTCGGAGCAGGTTGTCCTTTTAGGATACAACGGGAATTCATCTACTGGTATCAGTATAACTGCTGACACTGAGTACAGATTGAGAGTATTAATCAAAGACAAAGTTCGTGTGAACGGTCAACGTCCAACTTTATCGGATGTTAACTACACTGCTGGTGCTTCTGATGATGCTGCTTCAGTTGCGTACAAAGTTGCTGCTTTATACGGTCAAACTGACTTAGGTCATTCTTACATGGGTGATAAGGTTAAGTTAGAGAGAGTATCAGATGGAACTTTCGCTGCATTATCAAACGACATCGCGGTAGTTAAAGGGTCTGACCTTGCAGTATCAACTGCTCACGGTTTAGGTTCAGCGGGTGCAACTGGATTCATCAGAATTGGTGGTACTGGTGCTCAAGCTCCTGTTTATGGTTTCACTGTAGTTGATGCAAACACTATTAAGTTAGATGTTGCCTACGTTGGAGAAACTGCAACAGTACTTGCTGCTAACGTTGGTGGTTTAACTACAATCGCAGAATGGGGATTCAAATTAACAGGTATTGCTCAAAACTCTAATATTAGCAGAGCTGCTAATGAGCCACTTGACACGTACACTTGGATTAATTTTGATTCTGTATTCTCAACGGCTGATGATTTATCATCTAACCAAGAGGCTGCAACTTTCACTGAAGTATCTGCTGTAAATCCTGGACAAGGATTCTGGAAGCAAGTTGCTGATAGAGAAGAAGCTGCTAAAGGTTACTTAGGTGATACTTCAAAGAGACGTTACTACGATAAGAGAATTAATTCTGTAGTTGATGAGACTGCAACTTATGGTTCTATCGTAATTACTCACGAAGCTGATCAAAAAGGAGATTTCCAAGGAAATTACCAAGCTCCGTTACAAACTGAAGTTTACATCCCAACTGGGTCTGCTCAAGGTGATGATACTCCAGGTAACAACGAGTTCTTGGCAATTCTTAACGGTTTCTTCTCTGATGTTTTAGGATTCACTGCAATCTCAGCATTATAAGAATCGATAGTATTTAGGAGAAAAGAAGGAAAGGGGGCCAATGTGTCCCCTTTTTTTATACAACAACTTTAAGTATATTTACCAGGTATGTTAGCATCTGAAATCATATACAATATCAAAAACCTTATAGGAGGTGGTGATCAGTCTGATGATATGACACTATCCGATAGACAGGTTATGTTCATTGTAGACTATTATAGAGCCAGGCTTGCAAAGCAGGACCAGGAAAAAGGAATCTACAACGCATCTATGTATGTCCAAAACCTTGGATGTGTATCGGTTATTCAAACTGATAAGAATGAGAAGTGTGAGGTAGATGATTGTATCTTAAGAACTGAGCACAAAATACCAGCTCCATTATTCAACAGTAACAACATTACGTTCGTTGGTAAATCAAATGGTACTCCATTTCAACGCAAAGAACACAATGCAATGCATTGGAAACGTGCAGCAAAGTGGACAGGTAGAGAACCAGCATGGTATGACCAGGCACATTACATTTATTTGGTAGATCCACCAACAATGATGCTTTCAGATATTAACGTACAAGGTATTTTCGAAAGACCATCTGATGCATTAAAGTTTAGAACTTGCGATTGTCCTGCTAATGGTGAGGATTGTTTTGATTCATTTGACTTCGAATATCCAATGCCAATGCATCATACAGATGTTGTTGTTAAAATGATAGCTGAAACAGAGCTTAGAATCTTAACTTCAATTCCTGTAGATAATGCAAACAACAGTATTAATCAGTTAGCTGAATTATTGAATGCCGGAAGTAAGTAAAGGATATAGCTTATCACATGCTTGGAAATTCTACAAAGACAAGTATTATTCGAAGGGTGAGCAGTATAAGATAAGTAAGAAGGCATATAGAGATATATGTGTAGACTTCAACAAGATGTTAGTTGAAGACGGTTTTGAAGGACGTATTGTAAAGCTACCTCATAATCTTGGAACCATCCGTATTAAAAAGTACGAGTTGAAATACAGTAAGCTGAAGGTTGATATACAAAAGACACATGAAACTGGAGAGACACATTACTTACTGAAGCTCCCAGAGGATGGTTATTTAGCTAAGTGGGTTTGGAACAAACTCAGATGTACAACAGTAAATATTAAGTATTACTCGTTTAGTCCTACTTGGACTAACGCAAGAAGATTAAGGACCTTCATTAAAAAGAAAGACTCACATAAAAGATTCATGTCATGATTCACAACTTAAACTCCATAGATAGAATAATCAACAAGATCATTACGGATCTTGGTTTAGGTCATCAAGAAGTACCATATCAATCATTTATTGAATGGATTGCTGATGCACTTGAACATATTGGTAGTTACTACCAATTCGAGGAGAAAGCATGTGAGATTTTGATTCAGGATTACGATGGTATGTTACCTTGTGATTTCCATAAGCCAATCAAGCAGTTCCTTAAAAATGGATGTGAGATTGTCCCAGGTCCTGGAGGATTCTATGGTGGGTCATTAACACATACGTTGAATCAATGTGGGGTTGACTATGAGAGTCTACCTGCGTATGAAAGATTTAAGCTCATTGCGGTCCCAGGCTTACAGAGAACGAACGTAACTGATACGATTGACGGTATTGTTGATAGACTTCAGTTCAATAAGAATCTAATTGGAGATCCGAGAGTTAGTAAGTTTACTGACATGGATTGGAATATAAACTTCAATAAGATTACTACATCATTTAGATATGGTGTTATTTCCATCCAATATTTAGCAATGCCTACTGATGATAGAGGTTTCCCATTAGTTCCAGATGATGTTTCTTTCAGAGATGCTTTATTCTGGAAGTGTGCAATGCATATTTGTATGCTAAATCCTTCGTTGATAAAGAACCCACAACTTCGTAACTATGAAGCATGTGAAAGTAGATGGTTGAAGTACTGTGCTCAAGCAAGAGCAAGTGCTAATATGCCTGATCTTGAAATGCTTGAGAGATTGAAGAACAACTGGTTGAGATTACACAACGATGTTGGGTTTGATAGAAATGATTACAAAGAGAACGGTAAGCCTCAATACTTAAACTTAGACGGTAGATACTAATGGAAGCAAATACGTTTTTAGGTGGGATGGATACTAATTCACATCCTAAGAAGCAAAAAGAACATACAACACGAGAAGTTATAAACTTCGTACCATTATCTGAAGATGGAAACTTGTTCAGTGTCACCAACGAAAGTGGCACACTTCAAGTTACTGCATCTTTTCCTGCTGGTTTTAGACCTATTGGACACACCGTTCTTGGTAGTGAGATTATTGTCATCATTGCTGATTCATCTGGTAACAACCAAGTTGGATACATCATTGAGGACAATAACCCAGATCCTACATATGGTTTCTACCACCCGGTAGCACCATTGGATCCTGGTACGGGTAATGTACCTGTTAACAACAGTGAATTTGGATTTACACAAGCACATCCAGTTGATTGTGTTAGTAGAAAGTTGATCAATGGACATCGTGTATTATACTTCACAGATAATAATGTACCATACGGTAGAGTTGATTTAGACAGTCCCCCTGAAGTAGGCAGTGTTGAAGATGAGGTGAAACTTACTTTCAATCAGTCAATTCCCGATATTAATATCACAGGTATTGTAGAAGGGGTGCAGAGTACTATACAGCCTGGGATCGTTCAGTTCATAACTCGTTATGTTACTCCAACTGGAGGTGAGACGGTATTTGGAATTCCAACACAACCATTGCCAATGGTGCCTTCAGATAGAGCTGATGGTGCAAATAATTATGCTGGTGAATTCTATGAGTATGGTACAATTAACAAGAATGTTCGATTGGAGATCACCAATGTCGATACTAAGTTTGCTGAACTTGAGATAGTTGCAATATACTATGAGGGTTCACAATCAGTATTTAAGTCATCTGTTGTTGGTCAAATTCCAATCACTTCAGATACCATAAACTTCACATATACAGGTCCAGATACTGAGACTGAGATAACTTTGACTCGTGAGGAGTTGAGGAAAATATTGATTTCCTATACTCATGCCAAGTGTATTGAGCAGAAGGACAACACACTGTATTTATCAAATCTTAGAGATGGTAGATCTGGATACAATGAAGTTTTACAAGAGATAGCCAATAAGGTTCGTATTAAATATAGAACTCAAGAGGTTCAGTTTTCAGGTAGAGGTGATGATGCAACTACTACCGAATTGGCATTTACAGCAATTGGTAATCCATACATTACAAGTATTTTCACATTGGTTCTTCCAATGTCAGAGGACGTGGACCCAATAACAGGTGGTGTAACTGGTACTTACGAGCTATCTCGTCCTGGTGAAGTTGCTTCTGCTGATATTACAATTGTAGATTTCTCTCAGATTGGAGATGGTGACACAATTATCATTGATACTTCTACTGGTGGAGGTGGTTTGACACAAACTACAGTTACATTTACAGCGAGAAACAGTCCGACATTACCCGATGAGTTTGCAATTGGAACCGATAATGACTCGACTGCGGCCAACTTAATCGATGCGATAAACAGTTCGGTTAATGTTATTGATTATGTGGCTGTACCTGGTGCAACTACAGATGTTGTCACGCTTTTATGGTCTACTATAGACTTGGATGCAAATGGTGTTTCTGTTACTTATTCAGGATTACCCGCTGCAATAACTACTACAAACTTCACTGGTGCAAATACCACACCAACAACTGTACCTGCAACTGCAGCGGTTGTTTCTGGTAGTAATGTTTCAATATCTTTTGGTTCTCCAATTAGTACTGCTGATTCATTACTTGTTTTAGCACCTGGTATTAATAACACAGAAACACCTGCTGAAAACTTTACACTATCTGCTACAGGGTTACCTTTAGTTATTGATGCTCCACAAGGGAGCAGTACTGCAGGATCAAGTCCTGGATTCACAGATTATACCAATGAGATATTAACTGTAACATCGAAAGGGTATAGGAGAGATGAGGTTTATTCATTAGCGTTCACTCTTCTGTTTAAAGATGGTACGACTACGAATGCATTCCATATTCCTGGCTATGCTGGCTATGTTGATGATGCTACATTTGGCGCAGGTCAAAATAGATTTGCTCCTACAGGTTTGGACGCTTGGCCCTCTTTCAGCCAGGTTAATAACTCTAACTATTTCGTTGGTACATATGTTTCAGAAACAGTATACCCAACGGAGCAAGATTATCCAGGAGATCAACCTGGAGATGATAATACAGAACAAGGTCCTGGTGTCAATACAGCTCGTAACGTTAGACATCACTTGATGCCTAAACTTGAGAACGAACCACATTATAGAAATGACAATGGTACAGAGTTTGTAAGAATTTTATCATTGGACTTTGAATTCGTTGTTCCAATTCCAGCATTCATATTAAACGAAGTACAGGAAATCATCTTCTTAAGAGAAAGAAGAAGCAATAGTACTAATAGATCTGTAGTGTCCCAAGGACTTACCAACAATACAATGATCAATGCAGATAGCTTTGATAATGATGGTAAGGTTCAAGGTGCTATAATAGATGGGGGTACAGGTGTTTACAAAGACATGAAGGCTGGTTATATGGTTGCGGAGAACATCTTCTTTGGTGGTGAAACATCATTGGAAGTTGCAGATAACTATGAGGAGAATGGAGCTCGTGTTGATGCGGGTCAGTGTTATCCAAATTTCCCAACAGCAGGTTACGCTTCACCTAACTATAGTAATGGTTTTAGATTAAACTCTGAAATATTCAAAGATCAAGTTAGATACCACAGTCCTGAGACAAACCTACTTACAGGATTTAGATTTGAAGCAGGTTCCATTGAAGGAGCTACTTTAGATCCGGTATTACTATTGAAAGGTAGAATTGATAAAGCTGTTAATTTCCATGAGGATATCCAAGTTGGTGATTCTGGAACATTTCAGTTAAATCAGAACTACATTAAGACTTACATGTATGCAGATTTCTTCTGTAACTACAATGATTACGATACTGTTGTTGCTATTCCAACCCCAAGAATTATAGATGAAGCAAGGTATTTAGATGCTAATGTTAAGAGGGTTGATTCAATTCGTATCAATGAGCCAGGCTTGAAGAGTACAACTCGATTCAACCAAGGTGGACTTGAGATATTAGCTGATCAGGATTTACCTGATGTTCCGAACATTACTGATTTCAAGATATATAATGATTTTGATCGTAAAGGTGATGGGGATTTAGATACAGGACAAGGGCTTGCAAGTAGAATGTTTGAGAATAACTCAGGGTTAAACTTAAAATGGAACGGTGTAGATTGTGAAAGATACCTGTATAACATTAAGGTAAATAATATCAATCAGTATGGACAACTAACTCTTGCAAGTTTCATACCAGTTGAAAGAGAAGAGATATTGAATCCAGGTGGTGGATTTAGAACTACATATAATGGGATATTTGGTGGTGATACCTTCATTACTAAATATGCATTCAACAATGGACATGTTGTTCCTTACGATCCTTTTGACGAGGATGGAAACAATACGATCAATGGTAATGGTAGATCTACTTCAGCAAGAGGGTATGCTAATATCGATGGTCTTGATCAGGGAGGTAAGGCACATGGGTGGGATTTCCGAACATGTACATACTACTTTGTAGAGTCAAACATCAATACATACTATCGTCACAGACCTGAAGAAGAAACTAAGCAGGATTATTTCCCAAATCAAAGTGATTTGAGTATTCTATTGAATGATTACTTTGCTACATTAGGTAATATCAGAGCTTACAACACTCAGTATTCATACGAGAATAATGTTCGTGAATACTTTGTTAGAGGTTCTTTGGATACTGCTATTACAGATTTCGAAAACAGAACAATTTATTCAGAACAAGCTGCGGAAGACGATACGTTGGATGCATATAGATCTTTCTTACAGAATGACTTTTACGATTTACCTTCGGAAGGGGGTCCAATATGGGATACATTTGTTGAGTATAATACTCTTTTTATGCATACTCCTAAGTCCCTTTGGAGAACTTTTGCAGAACCTGCAGCCACGATCAGCGGTGGGAACATTTCAGATGCGGTACTTGGGACCGGCCGTTTATTTGCGAGACCTTCTACTGAAGTCCTTGAGACCGAAGGGGGTTATGGAGGTAGTATTTCACAGTTTGCTGGAGCTCATTCGAAGATTGGTTATATATTCCCGGACGTATTACAAGGGAAAGTTTTTGTACTTGCGATTGGTAAAGGCGGGCCGTTCCTTAAAGAACTTAGTAAAGAAGGACTCTCAACGTTTATGCACAAGAACCTTGAGTTAGGTTTGACGAGATTTGCAGGTCAGTTTGATCTTTCTAAAGTTACTACAGCGGATTCCCATTTGATAGATAATCCATATATTGGAATCGGACTTGTTGGTGGATATGATTATAAACTCGATAGATATTTCCTTGTTAAGTTCCCAGTGGACGGTGAAACAGATGGATTTACTGTTACGTTTGTGAAGGATACTAACAACTGGTTTAGTTATCATTCGTATAAACCTAATGTTATTATTCCTTATGATAACAGAGTCGTGTTTTTAAGGAATCAGGATAACGCAGGTAATTTAATTGATGGTGAAGTTCACGAAATGAATGTTGGTCCTAAAGGGTCATACTTCGGAACTGTTTATGATTCAGAGTTAACATATGTTACTGTTGCAAAAGACAAGGCTAATATCTATAACAACTTGGTAATCAACTCAGAAAGTGTAGATAGAACAACAGGAATTAAACAGAGAGATGATAACTTCTATGAACTTCAGGTTTACAATGAGAGAAATAACACAGGTAACTATACATTAGTTCCTGATAATGATTTCGGTACTGTTATAAATGCAGGTGAAACATCTATCAAGTTTAGAAATGATGAATACAGAGTTGCTATTCCAAGAGATTCTGTAGTTGATAACTCTGGTGATATATTTGATCCAGGTAACTTAGATAACGTAAACCCACCAATCCGTGAAAGGATTAAAGGTAGATACGCTATCGTTAAATTAAAGTACGATAATACTAACGATATAGAGTTTGTTTTAAACCACATAAAAACTATCTTTATAAACAACTTCAGATAATATGGCACAAGGTAATGTATACGGGGTTCAGAAATTAGAAGAGACAGATGTAAGAAGTGACTTAGATATGGCAATGGGTGCCACGAGCGCAATGGCACAAGGTGCTCAAATTGGTTCACAATTTGGACCATGGGGTACAGCAGCAGGAGCTGTAGGAGGTCTTGCACTTGGAGTAGCTGGACAGAAGAAAGGATTACGTCTGGAAGAAGAACGCAAAGTCATTACCGATAGTCAGAGAGAATTCGTTGATAATCTTGAAGGTCGTGATTTTCGTGAGAATACTTTAGTTAGAGCCCAGGCTCGTTATGGTATGAACAAAAAAGGTAGATACGACAATGTTGAATCTGCAGAGGTTGTTGAGATCGAAGGTGATGGATCTGGTTCCCCAAATGGTATTGGTGAGATCCATGTCGATAAAAACTATAACATTAAGAATATAGCAAAAGGAAGCCAACGTCATGAGGACGGTGGACATGTTGTTAATAATCTTGAGAAGGATGATATCATCTTTCCAACTCAGAATAGTGAGAAAGAATACAATAGAATTATGGGAGCAATCAAGAAGTATAAACTAAATGGGGATTCCCGAGCTAAAAAGTATTTAGATAAGAAGAGAGACAAACTTCCTACTGATGAGGATTATGGTTACAATAGTGATACGAATAAAGAATACCCTGATGGATTTAAAGGTGGCGAAGCCGACAATCCAAAAGCACAACTTAAGCAGTTGATGGAAACATCAGGTATTAATTTATCTCGTAGGCAGTTAAGAAGGATGACAGATACAGAAGCAATGGACATGGTTCATTCTTTTGCTGATGATCCAACTATTACTGCAGCCAATCCAAATATCTATAGAGTACCTGTTAGTGATGAGAATCCAGCAGAAGCTGCTGCTGACATAGGTAAGAACACACAAGGTCAAACTGGTTCAGTTGTGACTGGTAGTGGTTCAATGCAACAGAAGAAAGATGGTGCACCTGATATAAATCAAGGTAGTGCATGGGATGTATTATTCGATAGAGGTAAATCTTGGGATGAAGATACTATCAAGAAATATGCTGAAGAGAATAACTTAAAATTTACAGATGTTTCTAAAGAAGCTGAAGCGAGAGGTATTGATATCCCAGAGGGTTCTCTTGGAAAAGGTGATTCAGATCGTAGTGTTAATTGGGGTCCTAAAACGGCTGCATTCTTTTCTGCCACGGAAACTGACACAACTCCAAAAGTTCAACCACAACACCCTACACATCAACCGATTGCAGACAAATCCGCTGTGACAAATACTCCACAGGTAAGGCAGTACGAAGCATCACCAAGTGAGGTTCTCTCTCCTGAAGCCCAGGAACAATTCGATCCACTTAGAAATGGAACGTTAGGAGATGATGGTTCTACTGTTTATGATGATTCTGGAAATGTAAAAGGATACATTGATCCGGAAACTGGAGAATATACTGCAGGTGAGAGGGAAAAGGAACCAACGGAGGCTGAGTTGAGAAGTGCCGAGGCTTGGGAAGAAATTCACAACATAGACGAGCATAATAATCCATTGAAGTATGCATCGGTTGCTAATAAAATAGCTAAGGGTTCTGAAGCTATAGATCCTGTTGAGAGACGTTTCTATACTCCAGATCGTTATGAGTACGAAGATAGATCTGCATCAGATCGTCGTGCAACCACTGAGCAAAGAAATTATGCAACTCAACAACTTAGAGGTAAAGGATTATCTGTTGGTCAACAACAAGCATATCAAAATCAGATAGGTAGTAGATACTTAAACCAAATGGAAGGTATCAACGAAAGAGAAGCTCAACGTCAAGATAATGTAGATGCTCAGAATGTAGCACTTATGAATCAAGCAGAAATGAGTAACTTGCAACTTGCTAATCAATATGATACTTTCGACGATCAAGCTGAAGCTGCGAGACAAAGATATATGGATGAAGCAATGTCCGATGTTAGTAAGTTTGCTCAACTGGACGAACAGAAACGTTATATGATGGATCGTGATAAAAAGCGAAACATGATGCAAATGGGAACTGTTGGTATGGTTGGAACAGGTGATTTCGGATATGACCCTAACAATCCTTTTGTTGGAGTTAAGTACAAGAACTATAAAAAATAATAAGCATGGGTAAGGGTATCAATAGATTTGAGAGTCCGGTTAAAGATCAATACGTTCAAACATATGTTGATCAATATGTTCCTGCTCCTTTTGAACTAATGCAGCGTAAAGCTGAAGCTGAACAAAAGAAGTTTGACACAGTTCAGAACAACTGGGATGTTTTAAATCAGAAGATGGGTGAGAGGTTATTGAAGGCTGATAATCCATTGATGGCGGAACAAATGGGTACTATTCAGACTACTGTTGATAATGCCTTGAAGGAAGCTGACGGTGATTGGCGTAAGTTAAATCGTGAAATCGTTAATGCTTCAGGTGCTTATAATAAGTGGATCAAGACAGGTCTTGGTGCAGAAGCTCTTGTTCAAAAGAAGAAGATGGCTGATAACTTGAAAGCAATCCAGGATTCTAAGATGGGCGGTGACATGAAAGTCGCGTGGGCTAATAAACTTGAAGATGATTACAACACAATTGGTGGTGTTGTTCATGGTGGTCAAGTGGGAGATCCTATTTTATATGATGTTTCAGAGCTCCAAAAGACAGCTCAAACTATGATATCCCAGTTGAAACTGGATAAAGATTCTAACGCTTATGTTAATATTGATGATAAGCAAGGATTACTTATAACAGGATTTGAAGATAAAGGAGATGTTTCTAAGGAAAGAATTCGTCAGCTTTCAGGTATGATGAAAAATCATCCTGAGTTCCAGGCTATGGTTGAATCCGAGTATGCTGTAAAGCAACCAAACATGACTAAACAAGATTTTGCAGATTATAGATTTGCTCAAATGTTTAGTGGATTGGATGCGAATGCATACGTGGAGGAAAAGAATAGAATCAAAGCCAAAGAGACAACTGCTGCAAAAGAGAAAGCAAAGAAGAAAAAGAAGTACACTCCTGTTACTCCTAAGATATCTAAGATGGATTCTTTCCAATACGATCCGAATGCGGAATTCGTAGACGAAGATAAAGATATTGTAGATGATCCATTGAATACCATAATGACTAACAATGCCAATGAAGGTAAAAACTTAGTTAATGGTACACTTAAAGATATCTACTTCAAGAATAATGTACCACATGGTACAACTGCTGAGAATAAAGAAGCTTTTGAATCCAATATTGCCAAGTGGATGACAGATCATGGTGTTGAAGTTGGTAAGGATGGCAAACCTACAGATGAGAATTATAATGATTTCATCAAGTTCGTAGCGACCGCAGATGACATTAGCTCTACCAATTCACTATTTAATGGTAACTCAGCGCAACAAAAGATATTCAGAGATAAGGCTAAAGCTTCATATAAGAATATCCTTAGACGAAACCAGTTGTTTGAGGAGGCAGAACAACAACTTAAGTCTGCAGGTATTGTTGTAGCATCAGAGAATGCAGTTAAGCAAAATGAAACAGGATTGATCAATGCAATCGATGCGTATTACGCTAAGAAGCATGAAGGTATGGAGATTGATGCTGATTATATGACTGATTTAAAGCAGATTATATTTGAAGACGATCCTACTTTCTTCACAGCAGGCGGTAAGAACTATAAGGCCAAGCAGGTGTTGAATGAAATCAAACATTACAACGCCAGTGATGATAAATCTAAGTTCACAAAATCACCTGAGTTCATTAAGATGGCTGAGATGTTTGAGAACTTAGAGAGTAGTAGAGATATACTTGGCAAGAAGGGAGATGATGATTATTACAAGAATAAGATAAACGCAATCCTTACAAACAGGATGAAGGGTGGATCTATTTCTATACCTGAGAGTAATCAAACTAATGTTAAGGTTTATAACCGTGATACTGGTAAATACGAAGATGGTATATTATCATCTGATAAGTTATACAAAGACTTCTTAAAACCTAAAGCTGAGGCTGTTGCAAACATGAAAATGTTAGATGGTACAGGTAAGGAAGTTAGACTTGGTGATTATATCACAAAGACATATGGTAAATTAAAACCAAACGAAGTAGAGGGTATCAAAGCCGGTATCTTAAAGTCTGGTATGTTTACAGATGTTGTTGATCCTGTTACTGGTAACATGGAAGTGGTATTCTCTGATTCTAAAACAGGTAAGAAGTTTAGAATGCCTATCAATATTGGAGGTAAGGGTACTGAAAATACTTTAGGTATAGGTGAAGGTGAGCTTAAATTGACTAAGACTCAGCAAGCTAAGATGAAATTATGGGGTGATGTTCAAGCAGCTAAGATGGGATACCTGGAGTACGCTCCGGCTGGTGATCCTGAATTAGGTGTTTCCATTCATAGTAAAAAGAGAGGTTTAATGGATGATGATGGTGCAACATTCGATGATGCATTAGCTACAAATGGAAACTACAATGTTTCTATTAACCCACGTAAATTGGGACTTTATATCCCAGGCCCTAAAGGAAATACCACTCTTGATAGGATTGAGATTCCAAATGATCAGGCTGCGAATGTTCTTTTAACATACCAGTCTATTCTTGACGGTAATATTTCGGAAGCTCAAAAGCAAAAGTACGCAGGTATGTCTAACCATGACATTGCCAAATTGTATTTAAGACGTAAGGTTGAATCAATCCAAAGAGTTGGTGCACCTCAACAAGAGTCTAAACCATTCACTATGGAAACTGGTGGAATGGGTCGGACAGATGATCCGGTAGGTAGTGATGCTTATACTAAAAAGAAAGAAGCTGAAGAAGCTTTAAAAAAAAAAAGTAATGAACAAGTAATCTATAAGGATGCTAAGTTCACTACTGTTCCCATTAAAGATTTCTATGGGAATGATGTAAAGCTAAAGAAACCAGTTGCTGATGCATTGATTGTTGCTAACACTAAGTTGAAAGACCAGGGTGTTGATATCAAGATTGCAGATAACTATGTTTCTTCAGATGTTAAAGTTAAAGCATACAATGAGTACAAGGCTCAGTTAAAAGAGTACAACTCAAAGGGTTACTACACGAAGAACGGTCAGAAGATTAAATCAAAACCCCCAAAGCAAGCGGGTTCTAAATCTTTCCACTCACATGGTCAAGCAATTGACTTACAGCAGATTGCTTCTATGAAGAATGAGGTTGTTTTCCAAGCGTTGAGAGATGCTGGATTTAAACAACACCCGAACGAATGGTGGCATTGGTCGATTGGTGAGTTTACTCACGATCATGATCATGGTTGATTAATATGATAACAATGCATTTTTGAGTATATTAGTGTCCTACACTTAAAAATATTCAATATGCCAATTCACGGTGATCAATCTTTAGGAGAATCTCAAGGTATAAACGCAGCCCAAGAAGTTAACGAATTCGAATCTGGAGTTAAGGAATCATTAGATGCTACTCCCCAGGAAGATTTCTCGGTAGACTTTGATACTAAGGAGATTACAGATGCTCAATTTAAGGAGGCTGAATCCCATGGAGTTAGAGATATAGACTTACTTGATACTTCCACTGATGTTAATCAGGAGATTGAAGCAAACCAAGAATGGTATGAATCTGCATATCGTGCGGTGGAAGGTGGTATTGCTAAAGGTACAATGACTTTCCTTGAGAATGTTGGGTACTTAGCTGACATTCCTCAATGGTTTGGATACACTAATTCTTTCGAAGAAGGGTACACTAACATGTTATCCGAATGGGCATCTGAGAAAAAGAAAGAGTACGACGAATACAATCCAATTTATGGTGATAGTGCGTGGGCACAATCAATGAGAGGTCTTCAAGGACTTGTTGATTCTACAGTTGGTTTTGCTGGTATTGGTGCTGGTGCTGGTCAAGTTATTGGTAGAGGTACTGCATTGTTAAACTCTATGGTTAAAGCAGGTCATATTACTGAAGCTGCTATTGCTCGCATTGGTACTGCCGCTGCAACTAACTATGCTGAATCTACAATGATGGCTGCAGAGTTACATGAGAATGTAATGAATGATGCGTTGAGAAATGGATTAGATAATGCAGAAGCGTTACGTATTGCAGACAGAGAGTCTAAAGATTTCATCAGACAGAACAAGATAAACATTGCAACTGACATGTTCACATTAAGATCTATGGCTAAAGGTCAGGGAATTCTTAGTGGGGCAATGGATAAATCGAAGCGGGAGATTCTCAAAGCCGGGGTAATGGATGCGGCAGGTGAAGCTTTTGAAGAAGTATCTGCAGGTTTCTTACAGAAAGAAAATGAAAGAGATGGTTCATTAGAGATCGGTAGTATTGTTGAAGATGATTCATCTTACATTGGTAGAGCTGCCGAATATGCAACTTCAGAAGAAGGAATCACTGAAGGAATCATGGGTGCTATTGGAGGTCCATTCCAACACATGACAGTGAAGGCATTCAATAAAGGAATCGAAGCAGGTAAGAAGAAGTTTGGATTGATCGATCCTGTAAATGACCCAGGTGAGTTTACTGAGGAGAGACCTGAGTTTACTGAAACTCCATCTGAACCTGTTGGTAGAAAACCATTAGATCCTGTTGAAAGATATGTTAAGATTAACGCTAACACATCTAAGGAGGAAGCGGAGAAGTATGTAACGGAAGAGGACTGGGAGAACTATAGGAAAGAAGTTCAGGAATGGGCAAGAGGTTCTATGAGTGATGCTGAATACGAGAAGTCTAAAGAAAAGCACGAGAAAGAGGTTGAGCTTTATGAGCAAAGAAAATCTGCTCACGAACTTGAGAAGAAAAAATACGAGGAGTACGTCTACCAGAAAAAAATGGGAGGTCGTGACCAGGCTAAGAAAGACGTGGAAGAATTCTTGAAGAATGACCACGAACTTAGAAAGAAATATAACAAAGCCGTATTGGATGGTGATCAAGCTGCAATTGCAGATATTGAGAATCAAAGGTTTGAAGGATTATTCTTGAGGTATGCCCAAAGAGGTATGACTGAAGGATTAGAGGAACAACTTAATGAGATTAGAGACAACTCTGAGTCTACTGATGAGCAACGTAAGTTTGCTGAGAAGCACCTTAAGAAAATGGATGAGTACAAAGCTCAATACATGAAGGAGTTCAACAAGCACGGTAGACAGAAGGGTGAAGAGTTATTTAGATTAAGAAGTAGAGTTGAGAGCACTAAGGAAGCTCTATCTGATATCGATAAACAAGTCGATGAGGCAGGAATGAAGCTTGCTCAGGAAATGAAAGATGTTGAAGGTAAGATGGTTAATCCACTTCAGACTGAGAGAATGTCTTTGAATTCACTTAAAGGTGCACTCGAACATATCGAGAATAAACTTTCATTAAATGATAATGCGGTTATTGAATCGGAGTTATCAAAGAAGAAAGCAGATATAGAAAAAAGAATTGCTGAGATTGATAAGGAGTTTACAACTGGTAAACTTTCTGATTCTGAAATCAAAGCACTTGATGGTTATGAAGAGTTTGAAGCTCAGTCTAAGAAGAAAGCAGATGCGTGGTTGACTTACCTTGGATACAAGAAGTCATACGATTACCAATCTTCACCCGCTTTTGAGAAAGACTTACAGAAGAAAAACTACGAGTACTTAAATGATCAGATTGTTAATAACACATTTAACGATCAGGATGTTGCTGTTAACATGGCAATGATTACTCATTTAAACTTGAGCAATAAGCAGAAGAAGGAAATCTTAAAAGAGTTAGATAAAGTCGCTTCCAATATTGAAAACGAAGAGATTGAAACTGCTGCCGAGTATGAAGATTTACAGAGAAGAAAGAAGCAGTATGACGCTATGTATGAGGAGGTTACTCAATCATCACTTGACGCTTTAAGTGAGGTTATTCGTCGTCAGAAGAATAAGTTCACTAAGGAAGATGAAGTAATTGAGGCTGCGAGAAGAAACTATCATTCTGCTCAACAGAAAGTTCATACAACATTAGATCCTAAGTTCCAAAATGCTAACGTTGAAAGTTTACGTCAGCAATACCAAGAGGCTACAGATAAAGCGTGGGAAGAATATCAGGCTTCTAAGAAAGCTAAAGAACAAGCAATTAAGGACAACACGCAGAGGATTCATGATCTTAAGAAACAAATGGAAGCTAACAAGCAGCAAAGAAAGCGTATTGTTAGTTTACGTAACACTGTAGATTCAAGACTTGAGGCTAATGACAAGTTCATTGGTAACAATGCAATGGAGTTTGAAGCAGATAGATACTTAAACAAGCTGAATGAAACTTTAAGTAATGAAACAACTCCGCCTCCATCACCAATGTCACAACCAGAACCATCGGCTCCTACCAGAGGAATTGGTGCGGTTGTAGGTGGTACTTCTAAAAAGAAGACACCACCATCTACTGTAGTTCAAGATGTTGAAGAGAACAAAGGTGAGAATACAGTACAGCAAGTTGAATCTAAACCAAAGTCAAAAAACACAAGAGGTGTTAGAGCACCTCACCCATACATTGATAAGTTAAATCAAGCAAGACAACCTAAAGGTCAAGACGGTGTTACTCCTCCACCATTGACAGAAGCAGATGCTCCAAGAGATCAAGGTCCAGCACCAACATTTCAGGAAGCTCCATCTCCTATGTCATTCGATGGTGTTACTCCTCCAGATTATTCTGAAGCAGATAGTCCTACACCACCTTTACCCGAGAATGCAACACCTGAGCAACTTCAGGCTGCAGCTCAAGCAATGCGTGATATGAAAGATGAAGATTCTGAAGCATTAGCTTCATCTTTATCTCACATGTCAAGTGCTGAAGTGTCTACTAAGGGTAAAGAGTTAGGTGAGATAGTTCCTACTGATTTTGATAACTCGGACGTAATCCCTCCAGTATCTCCAGCTTTTAATGAACATGAGAGTAGGTTAAATTCTGAATGGGAATGGTCTTTCTCATACCAATCTACATCAGATGGTATTGGCGATGAGAATGATAGCGGTTTAGTAGATTGGCTTGAGACTACAACGGATTTAGATAAGCGAGGTTATACGGTTAGATACGAGATTGACAAAGGTGATTTGTCTTTTGATTTCAAAGGATCCAAAGCAGCTTTAACTAAATACTTAAATGGTGAGACGTTAACTGATGCTGAACTTGCTGAACTTCCAATAAGAACTGTTGTGTACAAAGCCGATGGTACTAAACTTATCCATGGTGGAAAAGAAGTATATGGGTGGTTGAAGCGTTCAAGTTACAACTTCATTGATAACAATGGTGAGAAGGGTGAAAGCTTACTTAAAGCTCGTAGAGATATAGTGAACATTGCAAAAGACGGAGGTTACTTTGAAAGTAAAATACGTAAAGTAGGTAGTGGTAAATTAAAGTCTGAACCAACGAGAAGAGAAGATCCTCGTCAGTTTTTAGATAAGGTTAAGCTCTTAGTATCAGATGGTCCTACTCTTATTGACCAAGATAAATCAATAGATGATGATTTTGGATCTGTTGGTAATAGAGGTTTTGTATTCTTAAAAACAGTGGATGCAAATGGTAGACCGTTCCCACTTAAAATGAATTCAAGAAGATTGGATCCAGATGAAGTTAAAACAATACTTAATGTTCTTGTAAACTACTCAAGAGATGATGATCATAATAGCCCTGCTATAACTGAACATGTTTCAGGTCTTACTAATGGTGAGCTTATGAGCTTGTTGGTGTACGAAGGTAAAGCTTCATTGCTAAACGAATACCCTTTAAACGCTGACTTGAAAGCAGGTACATTGACTTTTGGTAAAAAGACTATACCGTTAAGTAAGGTTGAAGAGAATGCTCAGGAGGTTTCTGAATACCTTGCAACAATGTGGAGAACTACAAACGTTAGAATGCTCAACTCTAAAATGGATAAGACATTCGGTAAAGACTTCACTTGGTTTGGGCAGGACATATCTGTTAGTGATATGAACTACAATGATTTCTTATTCAATGACGAAGCGTTGTCAACTAATGCGTCTTTCCCTAATGGTAGATTGTTCATCAATCCTCATGTTATAACTAATAAAGCTGAAGAGTGGAATAAGGTTATGCCAAAGAAGATGTACAATGAAAAGGATGTTGCTGTTGTTAGAAGGGAGGCCGCTAAACTTGGATACGAAGCTGAGATGGTTGGTGAGTTATATCAATTAACACACCCTACTGAAAATAAGACAATCAAGACAAAGATGGTTGTTAAATCGTTCTTAAACCAAAAAGCCAAAGAGAAGGGTATAACTTTAGACTTCTCTCAAGGGAAGGTTGATACTAAGGAAGTTACACCTCCAATTGTAGATGAGAAATCATCTACTACGATATTCGATCAAGGTCCAGATCCATTGGATTCTGTATTTGGAGAAGAAAAACCAGACTGGAGAGATCTTGGTGGAGATCCTGATTCCTCTCAAAGCCCGGGAGTTCAAACGAACGTAAACATGGATATGTTCAGAAGTAACTCTAATAAAGCTACTGGTAAAGATTCTGCAGATGAGTCTAATAAAGACGGAAAAACCAAGAGGGTAAGAAAAAGAAAAAAGGACGGTGGAAATAAACCTGACAATTTTGATACTAAAGGGCCTGATGCTCCTAAGTATTCTGAAATCACAATTGCTCGTCGACAAGTTAATGTAGAGAAGGAAATAAAAACTCTTAGAAAGATGCTTCCAAATGTTCCTGTTAATATAATCAACGGTCTTATAAATGTACCAAGAGGTGGTGTTGCTGAAGGTAAGTTCTATAATGGTGTTGTAAGTATCTCAGACATGGGTAACGAAGGTGTTGCTTTCCATGAAGGTTTCCATGCGGTACTTGATGGTTACTTGAGTTATGAAGAACGCAAGGAGTTATTTAATGAGGCGAGAAATAGATTTGGTAAGAACGAAAGTGATTTACAAGTTGAAGAGTTATTAGCTGAAGAATTCAGAGAGTACATGTTGAGCAGAGGTGAGCTTAAAGTCCCATCTATGTTTAAGAAACTATATAACATGTTAATGGATATTGTTGATTTGTTTAGAAGTAACAAGTCCAATAAAGTATTCTCCAGAATTAGAAGAGGTAGATTTGATTACACTCCTAACTTCTCAAGATCGAAGCAGGTTCTTTATAGTGAATTGAACGGAGTTCCATCTCAAGCTATGGTGAGAGATGCGGTAAGTACAATTGCATATAGAGTTGTTTCTTTCTCAGGTGTTAGATCAATGGATGATACAGCAAAAGCATATGACAATTTAGAGAGTGTATTCAATGATGTATACAACTCATTGTTAGATGACGCAGATAGAGCTGAAGAAGCTGGACAGGATGAGATTGTTGAAAACATTGATATCATCACACATGAAGATTTCGACAACTGGGATAAGATTGTTCAACTTACAATGGATGAGTTGAGTGCTTATGATTTAACAGAACGTAAAGATGATACAGATGTATCAGAAGAGAACGAAGAAATCTCAGGTGAGTTAAACATCAAACCTGCTTTATTGTATTCAGGTAAAGATAATGCTTCCAATAACACTAAGTTGATGGTTGCAATGTTGAGAGAACCTGGTGCGAAATCACAGTTCTTTGGCCCAGGCTTTGAGAAACTGGCAAACTTTGCAACGTCATGGAGACTGCTTGAAGACAACCTTGCTGGTATTGTTACCACTCAATCTAAAACAGAGATGGAAGGTATGCTTGAAGCCCTTGAAGGTTTAGCTGCTAAACATCCTGAGTTCAATGAGTTGTTATCTCAACTTAAAGCTGATGAGAGTGTTGTACCTCAATACAAGAAGACTCAATTCTATAAAGCATTCTCTAAACAATCTGTTTTATACAACAATGCAATCGTTACTATTAGTGGTAAGGATTACACTTGGAAGATTGGTAATGCAGATGGTCAGAGTCATGCTAAGTTATTGAGAGCTGAATGGAATGAGGATTTCAAGAATCAGTTTACATATGGTGACCAGGTTGTAAAGAAGAAAGCATTAAGAAATACTTTAGATAGATTTAAGAAGTTGAGACAACATACTACGAACGATATATCTGCTAAACAGAGATTGGATCCTCGTAGTTATAGAATACTTTCGGATATCTTTTCTGATTTAGGTATGGATATCTCCCCTGAGTCTTTCAAGTTGTTTGTTTCATCACAAAAAGGTAGAACTGAACAGCAGAAATTCTATACGGCACTTGAGAAATCTATTACTCCTACGTTGTTGAATACTCCTAAGAATCCAAGTACACCACTTGAAGCAATGCTTAATGATGGTTATAAATATGATGGTGAGAATAACTTCATTACAGATTATTCTCAATTCAATCAACTTGCTTTAAACGAAGGGTTTACAAAGAAGGAAACATTAGAGAACATGGTAATGGGACCTGATGGAAACTTATACTGGACTAAATCTCTTAACAACAGTATTACTAAAACTGTTTCTTTATGGAAGCAAGATCCTTCTGAGATGAATGGTTTATGGCAATCTCAATACCACAAGAAGTCGAGATGGCTTAATAGATTCATGGGATCTGATTTAGATGAGAGTGTTTATTCAGAAGGTGATCTTACTAAGAAAACAAGAGAGAGGCTTGAGCAATTTAGTGTTGAGGTATTCTTATCCAATCGTGTAGATGATGGTGAAGATACTGGTACAAGCTATACTGACCTGAATAAAATCGATGCACCCATTGATTCTATAAATAGGACTCTAAATGGTGTTAAGAATAAATCAGGATTAGGATCTGTATTCTCTCCATTAACCCTTGCAGATAAGAGTTCTTTCTACATGTTCTCAGGAATTCCTGTAGAAAAATTTAACATATCTAAGAACGGATATGGTAATGCTACTAATGTTATGCTTGAGTATTTCTTAGCTGAAGCTGAAAGAATTGCTGTTAACGTTGATAATGATGTAAACGTTGATTACTATGATGGTGCTTCCAAAAAGATGTTCTGGTTCCCAGAGTTATCTATTGGAACCCCTCTTGCTAAGAAGTTAAATATGTATACCAAGGATGGTCGTGTTAAGCTGGATAGTAATGAAGTGATGAATGCTGTTAAAGAACACATCTCAGATTCTATCATAAAAAGAACTGCAGAGTTCGGACAGGAGATGAGAGAAAGAGGTATCATTGTTAAAAACGACAAAGGTGTTGAGATATTTAATGGTATTGATTCTGGTATCATGAATTATTATGAAAACAATACAGTTGTAGAAAGTAAGATGACTCCAATTGATGAATTACTTACTGATTATGTTGTTAACTCTATGATATCAAACATTGAGTTTACTATGTTATTTGCAGGTGATCCGGCATTCTATAAGGATTTATCTAAGAGAACACCATCTACAATTGCAACAGGTGATGACTTAATGCATGTAGAAGGACAACCTAAAACATTTAATGTTGCTGTAGTTAGTGATATCAGTCATGACTCCAGTTTATATAAAGATTATTTAGCTGCGTTTGAAAAAGCAGGTGTTAAAAATCCAAAGACTGTACTTAAATCTTATTTAGGTATGGACTTAGCGGATGCTCAGGCATACATTACTCCTGAGAGATTTAAGTCTCTTATGATAATGTCAGGTAAATGGGAACCAAAACACGATGCTGTATTTGAAAGATTACAAAATGGAGAGGATGTAAACCCAGAGGACCTTTTGGTTATGCAACCATTAAAAGGTCAACACCATGAGCTACGTTCAGGTATCGATCAAATAAAAGTTCCTACATACTTAAAGTATTCTCAAGCTGTACTATGGGATAGTTTAGTTAAGGGTACTAAGAATGAGAAGGTTCTTAAACAAATGAGAGAGAACGAAGTCGATGAACTTGTTTTCAAATCAGGTATCAAGGTCGGAGCAATGGATGTTTCAGATATCGAATCTGTATACAATGGTGAAGGTAGTTTCACTCCATTTACATTAACAAATGCCAACTGGAAGTTACAACAAGATTTACCAGCCAAATATGAGAAGAAAGAAAAAGCATTACTTGGATCTCAAGTTCGTAAGAACATTAAAGCAAACATTCAAGATAGAGCATTCCTTGTTGGAGGTAAAGAGATTGATGGTTCTAAGTTAGCGGAAATGATTGACGATGTTGAAGTTGAATTATCTGACTTAGGTAAGAAAGAGTTCAATAAGAAGTACGGAGTTGTAGATGGTAAGATTACAAACATCGAACCTATCTATCGTCACCTTGAGGATAAATTCAAGAAAGACAGAGTGGATAACAACGTACTTGGACAGCTTGAAGCTAAAGTTGATCTTGATTTGATTTTCCAATACAAGGAAAAGATTGAACAAGAGTTATTTGCAGAGTTGAATAAAGCGACAGTAAAGCTTACATCTCCTGGTGGATCATTCATCCAGATTTCTGGAGCAGGATTCACAGGACTTAAGAAGTTCGATGCGGGACAGATTAATAGAAACGGTATTATTCCACTTCAGGATATTGATTCATTCCAAGGTCCTCGAAAAGGGAAGGATGGAACAATTGCTGCCGATGTTATGATTCCATTTAAAGCTGTTAGAAATATTCCAGGTTGGGAGAAGATGTCTTCTGATCAACTTAAAGATGCATTGGGCGATACTGTGCAAAACTTAATAGGGTATCGTATTCCTAACCAGGGTATGTCATCTATTGATTTACTGAATGTAGTTGGGATTCTCCCTCCTTCAGCCGGGGATAGTATGGTCGTTTATGATGAAATCACTGGTAAAACAGGTTCCGATTTCGACATTGATAAGATGTATGTCATGATGCACCATACGGCTTGGAATAAGAATACTAAGAAGCTTGAGAGAATTACGGATGAAAACTTGAATCATTTCCCAGGCGTTAAGAAGGACTACGCATCTTTCCAGAAGAAAGCATTAGAGAATAAGAGAATGGAATTATGGGGAGCTGTACTTAGTTCACCGGATACATTCATTGATTTAGTAACTCCTTTAGATTCAGAGTGGTTTAAGAATGATGCATACTACGTGAGTCTTTTAGGTAATCCAGAAGATCATGATGAGTTCTTGGAGTTCTCAGGTGTACCTTCTATGGAGTCATACATTGAGCAAAGCAACACTTCCAAATATGAGATGGCTGCTAAGTTCTATAAGAATAAGAAAGGTTCAAGTTTAGAATTCGCTTCTCCACTTACTCAGTTATTGATTAAAGAACAGAACACTGCAGGTAATGCAGGGGTTGGTCAAACAGCAAACCATTTAGCTCACCATATTTTATTACAACAAGTTGGTGAGGCAATGACGTTAAACCAAAATGGAGATAAGATTACTGAAGTTATTTCTGCATGGTTGAATGCATACGTTGATAATGCGAAGGAACCATACATCTCTTTAATCAACAATAACACGTTTACTGCTAACACGGTATTCTATATGTTGAGACAAGGTTATGATCCTAAGTTTGTTAACAGATTGATGTCTCAACCAATCATTAAAGAGTATGTTGGAAATCATTTCAATAGTGAGAGTAAGTTAGTTAAGCCTACTTGGAGAAAACAGAAGTATACTTCTTATAGTTTTAAGGTTGACGATACTGAGAACATTAGCTACAAGGAAAATAAAGCAAGTGTTATTATTAAACCTAAGCATGGTCAGACTGGTATTGTTAATGCTTTTGACAAGACGATTCTTGATAGAGGTTATAGTATCTCTAAGAAGCCAATGCATTTAAACTTGAGTGCTTTAAACGAATACACAGTTGAAGATCTTGAGAAGTCATTGTTATCTGAGAATGAGAACGACCAAATTGGATTGTTATTGATGTTTGAAGGTATTCGTCAGAATGCTAAACAATTCAATGATATGGTAAGAGCTTCTAAGTTTGATACAGATGGAGCCGGTTCAAGTAATGTTGAGAACTTCACAACTCGTATGCTGGTTGACAAAGTTATCAATGAGAATAAGAATGCTCAGGCATACGAGAAGATAATCAAGGATACATTTGTTGGTGGTATGATGAAGAATTCACATAGAACTGCAAATGATATCTTCGGAGATTTATTTATGTCAGGATCCAAAGCAGCGGTTAATAACCTTACAGTTATCAATTCGATGATTGGAGGAGATGGTACTAACCTGGATGTGAATAGTAAGATTGTTAAAGACTTCTATTCATACGTTTATTCGGGAGCAATGGGTGATTCTAATATCACTAACATGTTCTATGGTAATAAATCTATGGCACACAAGGTTAGAATGTTCAAAGACAAGTACCCATCTAACAAGTTATTATCTAAACTTCGTACTATACTTAATACTAAGGAAGGTCCATCATTTGTTACTTTCCCATCTTCTAAGAAGAAGGATAGAAGTGAGATCGATGACCTTTGGTTATCTTGGGAAGAGTTACTTACTGATGAGACTTCTTTTACAAATAAAGCTGGAGAAACTTACACTACAAAACAGTTCGCTGAAGATTTAGTTAAGTATGCATTTGCAGCATCTGGGTTTAACAAGAATATAAACTCATTCTTCGACTTGATTCCTCACACATACATGAGAGGTGACTTAGGAAGCGGTCCTTCTTTCAATGGTATTATGAATTCTATCAAGAAGGATCTTAATAAACATGCAATGCAATCTTCTTTCATCGATCAGTTCTTCAGACACAATTGGATGAATAAAGATATAGTTCCTTCTTATTCAAGTGAGAACAACGATATGTTTAGAACAATTTCTTCAAAGTATCCTAAGACCCATGGTTTTAGAATCGATGCTGATAAAACACCTTCTTCAATGATGGTTAAAAACATCGAAGGTGATTTGGATCCTAAACAATATGTTAGATTGAACTTCAAGAAAGGAGCTAAGAATCTTTACAAGTATGCAGGTAGAAAAGGAGATGACCTTTATTTCGAAAGAGTTACACCTCTTGGAATGTCTGAGAAAGGGAACGTAATCAAAGAGTATTCGTACGATAATCAAGTTGGAGAGAGTCATGTTAATACTTCACATTCATTTGATACTTCTAAGATGAAGTCTGAGTTGAAGTTAGATACTCAAGCTGTTTATTATGGTGTTAATTTTGGTGTTGCAAATACTGTTAATATTGGTGAGGAAACTTCGGAAGGTTTCAAGGTGAGAGATACTCAATACCTTGATAATGAATTCGTTGTTGAAGAGTACACGAATAACAGAGGTGAAGCCAAATATAAAGTCGTATCTTACACAAACCGAGGAACAGAGAATGAGAAATCAAGAACTGTAGTACGTGAATTTGATACTAAAGAAGAAGCATTAGCATCCGCAAAAGGAGTAGTTGGTTCTATGACTAAAGTGGATTTATTATTAGCTTTGAGTTCAGAATGTTAAAAAGATAAATATGTCGCATTGTCCGAATATAAATTCCCCAGAATGGAAGAAGTTAGTAGAAAGCGTAGGTGAGTTAGAAGCCTACGCAGCCTACATAAAAAATGGTTATGATATTCCCGCAGTTGACGCTGATGGGAATTATTCTATAGATGATAAACCATCATCTGACATTGATCTTACTCAAGATGACGCGGAAGCCGATAACTTGAAACAACTTACTAAGAATAGAAATAAGATTCTAAATGCACTTAAAACCAAGTATGAAATATATGAAGGTTCTAAGAAGCAAGAGAGTGTTAAGAAGTTGAAGAAACTTATCGAAGATTTCGAACAGGCTGATATATCTCGTTCACTTGTCATTTACATGAACAGTGTGGACAAGAATATAACAGAGCTTACTGCTCGTATGGACAAGGGAGGTAATCTTGCATTCGTTAAGTTACTTCATGATTTCTCAGGTACTTTTGCAATGATTAAGGATGTATCCAAAATGATGCAAACAAGATCTGATATCTCTCAAGCAAGTAAGGATAAGGTTGCTGCACTGGTAGGTAGAGTTGATGCTTTCAACGACATGTACCTTGCTAAGTCAAAAGACATTATGGTGAATGAGTTGGCAGCGCAGTCTTCCATAGCCAGGGCCAAAGCTAAGAAGAAATATGCAAGAGAGTACGAGGAGAATCACCCTCGTTCAAAAAGCTCAATGTCCAAGAAAGAATACGATGCTGCGAAAAAGGAGTATGTGAAAAACATGCTTAATGAGAATCGTGCTCAAATATTAAGGAATGAGAAAACATATGTCAGAGAGTTGTTGAACACAGCACCTCAAGATATTAGTTCATTCACATACCACTTAATCGATCCTCGTGGTGTAAACGATCATATTATCCAACTTGCAGTTAAGCAGTTGGATAAGGCTGACTTTGCAGTAAAAGAACAGTTCATCAAAGATCGTAGAGAAGCGATGGAAGTTTTTGATAACTACAAGAAGTCCCGTAAAGGTATCCTTGTCACAGATCAAAAGAAGTTTTATGAAGGTATTATTGAGAAAGTAGATGGTAAAGAGACAGGGTTTTATGTTCGTCCTTTTTATTCCCATTACTACAAAGCTTTAAATGAAAAGAATAGAGCTGTTGAAGCAACTGATGTTGCTATAGAAAGAGCTAAGATTATAAAGGAGTTTCAAAAGAAGTATCAGGTTAGAGATCCTAAAACAAACAAGTGGACTGCTAAACCTGAGTATGTAAATAAGCAATACAAAGAGTTAGATTCTAAACCGGAAACTAAAGCAATGTATGAATACCTGGTTAACTTCAACAAGAAGTCAGATACTATGGTTGCTTCAAAGATGAGACTTGGTTATAGATTACCTTCTATGACGAAGAATTTAACAGAGACTGCTACTGATAATGGTATCGTAGATACTGCTACCCGGGCTTGGAAAGATGCGGTTAGCATTCAGAAGGATGATTACCAATATGGTGAGATTCAAGATGAAGATGGTGTTGTTAAAGTTATTACCGATGAACATGGTAATGCTTTACGTAGAGTTATGGTTCCATTTAGAAACAGGGTTGATATTAAAGATCAATCATTCTCTCTAATGGAGATGGCTTTAAGTAATCGATTTGCATCCATCAACTATCAGGAAAAGAATGAGATTAAGACTGAACTTGAAGTTCTTGAGAATATCATGAAAGAACGTGATGTTGTTCAGAATAAGAACGGTAAGAAGATGGTACGTAAAATGCGTGACATGTTTGGAGTTGAGGAAGATGAGCACCAGGAATTATTGTCGAAAGGTATCAATTCGAACGCATACAAGCTAATGCATGATATTATGGAAGATCGTTTATATGGTCGACGTAATGTTAAAGGTGGTGAATTCTTAGGTATCAGTGTTGACAAGGTTGCTGAAAAAGCAATCCAATTCTCATCAAACAATATGCTTATTGCAAACTACCTTGGAGGTACAGCCAACGTTTTAGCAGGTAAGGTTATGAACTTTTTAGAAGGTACTCGAAAGATGCATTACTCTCGAAAAGATTTAAGAGCTGCAGAAGGGAAGTACATAAATGATTTCAGAGGTTGGTCTTCAGATGTTGGGAAAGTAGGTAGACCTACATCTAAAACAAACATGTTAGTTGAAAAGTTCATCGATACTTCTATGGATTTCTCAGGTATGTCGAATGATTTATCTAAGGATACAAAGTTCAAACAATTATTCCAGGTTAAAACACTCCATGGTATAAACAGTGCTGCAGAACACTATATTCAGTCTACACTTGTATATGCAGTTCTGAATAACACAAAAGTTACCAATAAGAAAGGTGAGTTTATTGATAAGGATGGTAATATTACTAAAGACCGTGACAAAGCTATGACTATGGATCAAGCTTACGAAGCTGGTAAGGACGGACTTGTTTGGAAGAATAAGGATTGGACTATTGAAGGTTTTGAAAAGTTCGACGGAGATGTTGAATTTGTCATCTCAAGGAAGTTAAAAGATATCACCGCAGATTTACAAGGTAACTATGACGATACTAATAGAGCTCAGGTTCAAAGATATTGGTATGGTAAGCTTGGTTTCTTCTTACGTAAATGGATGGTACGTGGTGTTCAGAGAAGATGGAGAGGTATTGGGAATGTTAAAGAAGGTAACATTGAAGATCACGCATTTTATTCTGAAGGACAAGGTGAGTTCAAAGAAGGTACTTATGCATCTGCAGCGAGATATTTGAGGAATGTATATATGGAGGGTAAGATGATCCAGGCCCAAATATATTCACAAGAGTGGAATAAGTTATCTGATGTAGAGAAGTCTAATATCGTATCGACTGCTTATGAGTTTGGTTTCATGATGGCAACTCTAACAGCCTCGGTTCTATTAGCAAAACTTGCAAAAGGTGCTGACTCAGATGAGGAAGAAGAGAGATTATATACTGCTGCTTATTTATTAAGAAGGCAATATGGTGAACTTTTATTTTACACTCCTGTTAATCCTGCAGAGCTATCGAGAGTTATGAGAACTCCAACTGCTGCTCTATCGACAGTTGAACTTGGAACAAAATTAGCTGTTCAATTGCTTGAGGATGCAGGTAGTGCAGAATTGGAAGTATATCAATCTGGTAGACATAAAGGTGAGTACAAGTCAGATGTATTGATGAATAGAATGTTTAACCCGTTCTATAAGAACTTCACTGATAAAGAAGTGAAGGAATCGTACGAATATCACACAAATATTAGGCAATAATGTTTTAATTATGTTTCTATGTAGTATTTTCGTATCTTGGCATATATGTACAAGATACGTTAGTTGTTTTGAGGAAACAGAGGAACTAAAAAAAACTAACAAGATGAAATTTAAAGACATAACAAGTATAGATGTAATAGGTCTCATTGAGAACGCATCTACTTTGTTTAGATTGCAGAAGTATAAGTCTAAAAAATATGTAGAAAACTACATCGGTTTGGGCTTGGCGAGATCAGGGTTCTATGGAACAACCGATGGAGAGAATGCAAGGGCATTAGATCGAGGATTTACAACATTTGACACAAGTGAGGATGTTATACTTTTAATTGAAGGTGTTGTTGTGCTTGAAAAAACACCTGAGAATGTTGGATCTGGTGGTCTGGCTATTACAGGTTACGGTGTTGTTGAAGTGGATGGAACTATTGTTTACAATGGGGTGAATCCGTCAACATCAACCTTGAGAATACCATCTATTGAAAAGGCGACTATTGCGGGAACATCCACACAGGGGGTTGTTGGGTTGTCATTATTGATATTTTCAGATGATGCTACAATAGATGGTGTTACTGTGCCAAATGGTTTTTCAATATCTTATAATGCCAACGAGTCAAATACAGTTGACTCTATTTCGTATGATCCTGGTGCTGGTTTTATTATTCTAACTTATTTAACTTAACACAATGGGAGTATCAACTAAAACACCTCAGATTGTAGAGGTATCTACTCCTGGGACCACTACGGCTGGAGTTGTTGGGTTATCATTACTCATACAGTCGGATGATGCAAGTGTGGATGGTGTCGATATACCCAATGGTACACCGTTGGTGTATAACGCAACCGGACAAGACACAGTGGATTCAATACAATACAATCCGGGATCAGGTAAGATTCTAATAACTTATTTAACTTAAATTGATATGTTGGTTTTGAAAGCAGACGTAGATGTAGATGTTCATTATGTCATTACGGAGTCTGATGGTAAATTTATTACAGATGGTGTTATCTTTAAAGATACTACCACAGAAGTTGCTACTAAAAATGGGAGAATTATTGAAACGTTTGATAGTGAACTTCTTAGATTAAATCGTGTAGAAGAACTTAAAGTATAATGATATGGGTGAAGTGTACGCAAGTATAGGTGGTGGAGTTAACGCTTTTAACCCGAGAGGTGTGAGTTGGAAAAAAACACTTACCTCCATTGATGCGTCGTTGTTTTCGTTTCAAGTTGATACTATCTTGGGTGGTACAAACTCTTTTGATTTAAAAATTGATTTTACTGGAGAAATTACAGTTGATTGGGGCGATGGGAACCAAACAATAACAACGGATGAAAATGATATACTTTTAAGCCATACTTATAATGATTCGGGTGTATATGATGTTACGGTGAGTGAAAATTTAACTTACTTTAAAATGTTTGAATCTACTACAAAGAGTTCTTTAGTGGATGTTAAGCAATGGGGGGCTTGTACTTTTACAAGTATGAACTCAGCTTTTATAGGTTGTTCTAATTTAAAAATAACCGCAACAGATACGCCTGATTTATCCTTATTAACGAATATGAATGAAACCTTTGAAGGTTGCCATTCTTTAGAAAATGAAACTTTAAGTGGGTGGGATATTTCAACAATAACAACTTTTTATCAAACCTTTAAAGGTTGTATTAATTATAACGGGGCTCTTGATTGGGATCTTAGCAACGCTAACGATTTTAGGGAAATGTTTAGTGGTTGTGTTAATTTCAACCAGCCATTAACGGGTTATGTTTGGAATGGTACTATGCAAAGTACTTTCTTTAACTGTAATTCATTTAATCAAGATTTATCAAGTTGGGACGTTTCAGGGGTTACTTCTTTATCAAGTACTTTTAACGGTTGTGATAATTTTGAGGGGTTAGGCTTGGATTCTTGGAATATAAGTAATTCTTTAACAAGTTTACAATCTACATTTAATTTATGTTCTTTGTTCAATGCTGATATAGATTCATGGGACACTTCAAACGTTACAGCTTTTTATAGAACTTTTTATAGTTGTTCAAATTTCAATAAAAATTTATCAAATTGGAACACTGCTAATGGTTCAGATTTTAGAGGGACCTTTCAAAATGCTACTATATTTAACCAAAATCTCAACTGGGCTTTATCGGGGCAGTGTCAATCGTTTTTAAAATCAACGGCTTTTAATCAAGATGTTTCTCTATGGACAACAACAGGGGTGACAACCGTTTCAGGCATGTTCTCGGGAACTCCCTTTGTTGGTTTGGGTATTGAGAATTTTGATGTTTCCCAAGTAACTGAGTTCAATAGTACTTTCGAGAACTGTACTTCATTTAACGGAAATATAAGTGGATGGGATTTATCAAGCTGCACAGGGATGTATAAGGCGTTTAGGGGTTGTTCTTCGTTAAATCAAGATTTATCCGCTTGGAACACAAGCAATATAACTGATTTTAGACATACATTTGAATTATGTTCAGTATTTGAAGGTGACGGCTTGGATTCGTGGGATGTCACAAGTGTTACTCATGCTTCTTCATTTTTAAATGGTACAGCTTTCACAAATTCAAATTATCAATTATCATTGGTTGCTTGGACTGGGTGGACATTGGGAGCCCCTACAATAATATTGCAAAATAATACTCCTTGGAATTTTGGTTCAGCAAAGTATGAAATAGGTGGTGAAAGTGAAGATGTTAGAGGTTATTTAGTTAATACACAGGGTTGTACAATAGTAGATGGGGGTGGAATATAAATCATTTTAACATGAAATTTAAAGAAATAGGAAATTCCGATATTATAGCCTTGGTAGAAAATACATCGGAACTCTTTAGGTTAGGTAAATATAAGTCGATAATATGTCAAAAAGCATATATAAGTCCCGATTGGTTTTATTGGCCCACTTCTTTTTGATATTTATTTTACATATCTTTATAACAAAGGAGGACAGATTGCGTAATCTAATACAACATGAAGAATATATCAAGAAATCACATTGAGCAAGTGTTAATGTCTAAGGGGTACAAGTTTTTTGACCGAGGAATGTACAACTTAAACATCATTGGTATACGTTCTACCAATAGTGCTTCCGATGCTTTCGATGATGAAATTCATGTATTGTACACAGATCACAATAATGTCGAAAGACATGAGATCTTCTCTTGTACAACGGACCCGGGGAAACATTGGCTACTTAATCCAATGAATAGCGGGGGTACAATCATAATGGTTCCAGATCAATATCGCGGAGTTTTTAAGATTGGATTGCATAATCGAAGCAGACCTTCAAGGTCTTATACTGCCTTGGAGCAGATTAAGCCCATGAAGTATGTTAGAGACAACTCCAAAGATACAAAGTTAGATTTTAACCTATACCAGGATTCGAACCAAGTTGAAACCTCGATCGCTAAAACTAACATTCACAGAGCCTCTAAATGGAAACAATTGTTGAATGTAGGAATGTATTCGGCAGGATGCCAAGTAGTACAGAAACCTACTGATTACGATAGGCTGATTGCTCTTTGTAAAACACAAGTTGAATACGGTCAAGGGGAGACTTTTACTTATACTTTACTTGAGGAAAAAGACTTTTAACAATGAACGGAGATCAGTCAAAAGAGATGTTAGGAACAATTTTAGGTAGCGTTGGAGCTGCGAGCTTTGTTGGTGTTGTATTACAAACAATAGTATTATCCGCGATAGGGGCTATCGTCGGAGGTGTTGTAGGATTTTTAATCAATCGTTATTTAAAACGATTATTTGCTAAAATAGATGGAAAACAAGAAGAAGATAAACCTTCGCCTACCAAAGAGTAAGCGTTTGAGATTTTGTGTGTTTGCTTTCATTACGAATGCGATCATATTTTTATACGGAGTTCATATGAAAGCAGACTTGACCGCATTAGGTACAGGTCTTTCTTTATTAAACATTCCTATCATATCATATGTGTTGGGTGATACAATGAGACCTTCGGATAAAAAAACAGGACAATATGGGTAATATTAAACTATTGATTGGTATTGTATTGATCATAATCGGTACAGGCGGTCTTACTAAAATAGGAGTAGACAAATCCTATGAAAGTAAGTTTGAAGAGTTTCAAAAATCCCAGGCTGTTAGAGATAGCTTGATTTTGGCAGATAGTATCGCGATTCGCGAACTGCAAATTGAAAGAGATTCTTTAATATCTGTTCGAGACGATATCAACTATAAGTTGGACTCTACAATATCGATCATTAAGAAACATTCTATTATAACTGTAACAGATAATGATGTAATAGAAGCACTCACATGGATAAAAGAAACACAAGGGGTAGATCCCACTACGGAATAATAATCTTGTTACTGTTAGCAAGTTTTACTACATTTGGACAGTGTGATAATGATTCAATTTCAATCGTGAAAGTTGATTCATGTCAGATGGTTCAGATGAGCCCTAAGAAGTTTACAGAGTTTTATCTATACAAGAAGAATCTTGAGGAAATAAAGAAGGAGCTTCCAGGTGTCGAACAAACCCTTGACTCACTTCGCAAGTCACACAAACTTATAGCGGAGAGTTTAGAGGCTGAGATCGATAGTACCAACCATCAAAAGTCTGTTGTTTTACAGAGTTTAGATGAATGTTCACAAATGCTCGCTGAAGTTGACATAGAAAACGAACGGTTGAATATTCAAGTTGGGGAGCTGAAAAAACGACAGTGGAAAATGTTTGGAGCCGGTGCTGGAATTTGCACAGTTACTATTTTTCTACTTAAAACACTTGTAAAATGAATCTTACAATAAACGTACTTCAAACCAACGGTTTAGGAAATCCACATGTGGGTTTAAATGTAGATGCTGGAGGTATTGATATAGGAGGAACAACGAACGTTTCGAGTTCGAACTCTCTTGTAGCCTCGGTAACAAACAACGCTTCAGTTGATATATCTGTTACTCAAACAGGATTTCACCCATACTCTATAACAATTGACGATGTTTATATGGCTGATAAAGCTGTTGATATTGTTATGGTTCCAATAACTGTTGTTGGAGATCCGGAGCACAACTTAGTTACTCCTGCTTTTTTTGCGTTTATTGATCCATGTTCATTTAGAGTGGATGCTTATTCGGCTTCTTCTTATGTTGGAAGTATTTCATGGTATATTAATAACATTCTTTATACTACAGGTAGTAGGTCTAAGATTGACTTTGTAGCACCTGGTAGTTACCAACTTAAGATTGTAACAGAAAATACTGATTACTTGAGAATGTATGCTACATCTCAACATGGTAATACAACAGCGGGTGTTAAAGATCCAATTGCTGATTACTTAGTATTGGATACAGATACCAACATAACTCTTTCTGAGTTCCGTCCTGATTTATCTGTATCTTTTACTTCAAATAACAACCCTATTGTAACAGATGATTTAAGTTGTTATGCTAAAGGTGAAGTTATTACAGTTACTCCATCTTGGACTTTAAACAGACCTGGTGCTGATCCAGCGGATCATAATATTATTTATACTGTAGTTGATCCTTCTGGAAATCCAGTTGCAGTTACACCTCAAGATACCTTCCCATTAAACATTCCTGCAGCAAATGCAGCGATTTCTTTCACTTTGGAAGAGTTGGGAACTTATAAGATTGAGACTAAGATTGTCGATCTTGAATGTGGTACTGAGTTTATTGTTAACTCTTGCATTGAAACTTGTAACTTTATTCATATTGCATATAAGGAATGTAATACATTCACTGTAGAAAATAGAAGTTCTACTGTACCTTTTGATTACTCAGTATCTCAACATGGGATTGTTGGAGTTCTTACAGATGGTACTTTGGATCCTGCTGAGAGTATTGATTTGACGTTTAGCAATCCAGGTTTATTCATCATGACTGCTACTTATTTAGATAGTCAGAGCAATCCAGTTGAAGAACAATACATTATAAGTAATCATTGTGAAATCGAGAATTGTATATCCAATTATATTACTGACATTCTTTGCGGTGATACAAATAATTGTGCACCTTGCCCACCTGATAACGAACTTAATCAAGTTTTATTGATGAGTTATACTTATTTCATGAAGTTGAATAAGCAGTATGCTTTAAATAACTTCTATAATGGGTTATCTCAAAGTACTCTTGATGAACTTACTTCTATTGATCAGGTATTAAATAAGTTGGCTTTATTCTGTAGTAGAAGAGGTTGTCTTGGTCAAGCTTTTGCAGATGGTGTGGATGCAGGCCAAAGAGTTTATAGTTGGGTAGGTCCGGATCAAAACTGTGGTTGTGGTCCTGCACCAAGTGGAAGTTATTATAATACTACTAAACCTGGTTACTGTGGTAGCTGTGGAGGTGGTGTTCAAGTTTCATCATCAAGTGGATGTAGTAGTTGTAGCTAATGAGTTTAGTAAGACCATATAACAAGGTAGCAATACCAAACGTAGTTGAGGATAAGTATATCCGAGCTTGGGCAATCATAGAAGACGAAGTTGAGAGATTACTCAATCTTGGTTGGAAACATGACCTTAAAGGGAATGCTGCCGAGGCTTTGAGAGCTTACAAATCCGCAAATCACTACATATACCTCTTTCATTATGCCATCAATATTGATGCATACATGGAGCGTGAAGGTATAGATCGTACTTGTATTTCTGAAGAAGTATTTTGTAAGTTTAAAATACAGTGCGTTCAAGATAACTTACCGTGTATTTCCGCATCATTAGGCGGGACGCACTTAAAAAAATGGAAGGAACTTGCTGCTGAGTTGAACATCGAGTTGAACAATGAATGTAAGGATCCAAATGCATTATCAGGAGAATGGGAATATTGCTCATTCTATACTCCAGCATTTACACAACCTACAATAGTAGGTGTTGTTGATTGTGCTGTACCAACACCTGGATGTTCAGTATTAAAGCAAATTACACCAACCCCATAAGACATGGCAAACGGAACAAAATATACAGTAAAACAAGAACTTATCGACTCGGTAGTCGCTAAGGTTTTTAAGAATGATAACTTCGCAGTAACTGCTGAGAATACTCAACGTGCACTTTGTGATATGATCGAATCTCTTTGGGGCGATCTTATTGGAGGTGGTGCAAATTTACTTGAGATTACTTATGGTGATTTAGCTACAGCTATTGCAAATGAAACTCTTATACCTGGCACTTGGTATAGATTTGAATATGAGAATGTACACTCTGTATCTCAAACAGATTTTGCAAATACTCAAACTCCAGGTTACACGGAGTACAAAGAGCACTTATTAGTGTTAGCAATGTCTAATAGTAAGATAAATGCAGTTGCTCTTTCTGAAGAGAATCCTACAGATGTTGTTTATTACGATCCAACTCAAAATTCACACGGAGTTACTCCGGTAGATGATAATGGTTTTATCTATAGAAGAGTTGACACTTTAAAAGGAAACGATGTTCCTTTTGATTTTAGAAACCATATTGTTGCGAGACAAACTGCTACTTCGTCAGGTGTTCCTGATACAGCACTTGTTGATAGAGGTGATATCATTTATGATGTATCTGCTTCAATCTATAAAGTATCTGTAAGAGATGGTTCTCCAAAAGAGAACTTTAGATTGTGTCCGGATATTAGTCAGTTTGCAAACTTTGCATTACATCCTGAAAATACTATAACAGTGGTTGGTCAGAGTTTACCAGGAGATGATACTTGGGTTTATACTCAAGCATTTGAAGGGTCTAACGTTGGAGTTGTTATTGGTAACTTCTGTCAAAACATTAAAATTAAAGATTGTTTCAGTGTAAAGATTGCTAACAATTGTACAAAAATAACTTTAGAATCTGTTACTGGTAGTAATATCGACATGTTCTCTAATGATATAATCATTAAGAGTGGGGATGCTATCAACTTAAAACAGAAGTGTAATAGAGTAATGATTTT